AATGCCCTTAAAAAAGATGTAGAAGTACAATTCTCCAATCAAAAATCACGTTGGGTAAAGAAGCGTCATGAGCTAAATACGGCTGGCGACGATGGTACTGACTGGATCGAATACAAAGCGTCCGAAGCTGACTGGCGGGCACGTGCTATCAAGTTCTTGATGGCTGTTGAAGATCAGATAGCTGCGGCAAAAGCACGCCGTCGTGAACGCAATATAGTTGTTAATAACTCCAAGATAGATGAACTCATTGATGAAGTTTATACACACATGGAAGAAATTGGCAACAACGAAGCCTCCGAAGCAGATCAGCGAGTGTGGGAGAAAGCCCGCGTCTTGCGCGAGGGAAGCAGTTGAGATATGACGTTGAACGATCTTTTAAGTAAAGAACCTACAATATCAGAATTCTCCTCACGTAAACTTCTATTAGAAATATTCAACAAAGAAGAATGGCGGTGTTACGGTAGTAATGTCTACGAAGAAAGCGAAGATCTGGCAATCAAATACTTGAAAAACCATGCTAGAATCCCCGGTCTTATCTCTGCTGAAATGGTTGCCCATAATCCAGCTACTGTATTCTATTTCTCTGATGAAGACGATAAAGAATCAGTTAAAGGTGGACTATTCAGCAATGGTGCCGTGATCATTAGTCATACAAATGGTCGGCGCTCTACATCTTTGTTCGTCGATGATGCTGCGGCCAAGAGACTTGGTTATCCAGACGATGGATATGTTTATCTAAGCCAGGTCGAAAGCGAAGAAGACATTTAACCCCCGCTATCGCATATTCGACGGAAGCCGGATGGTCAAATGCCAGAACTAAAAATACAACAAAAGGAATTACTCTGCGATTTCTGTGGTCAAACAGACACCTGCTGGGTATATCCTACCGATGACTTTTCGCAAGAGTTAGACCCCGCTCAAGCGAACACGCATGACGTACACATGTTTGGTGGTTGGAATTCATGTCAACCGTGTTACGAACTGATAGAAACAGACGAGAGAGAAGAGTTGGTCGATCGCTCCTTGTCTATGTTTGGTATTCTCCCGAAAAGTAAAGTATATAAAGCAGTTCGATCTCGTGTTCAAAGAATTCATGATGAGTTCTTCTTCAATCGAGATGGAGAAGCTGTTGAGGAATCAGAGTACGAAGACGAACCTGGCTATGAACCCGGAATGATTAAAATTAAAGTAGAAGACCAATAAGGGCGATTAGCTCAGCTTCGTCATGAGGAACTACCGCATGGGCCGTTAGCTTAGAGGCGAAAGCACCTGCTTTACACGCAGGGGATCAGAGGTTCGAGTCCTCTACGGCCCACTCGGACGAGCCCGCTTAACACGCAGAAGACCGGAGGACCAAGACCCTCATCGCCCACTAGAACAGGATACTAATATGCTTCCTCGTATCTATTATAAACAAGAAAATCTAGATACACCATCCCAAAAAGACAGAGCGGGTAACTACCTCCAACGACCAGAAGCAGAAGACGTTCCAGAAGAGGAAGCAAATCTCATCTCTTCAAAGCTAGAATATATCGGCGGCAATCTCCATGCTCCAGCTCTAGACATAGATTTCCCTGTCGAATGCTACGAGTCTTCTACTCCTGGCCACTATCACGTTTACATAGATGTACCCATGCCCTGGTGGAAATACAAAATAATGCTTTGGTGGATGGCTAAGTGTGGTGTGATCGAACACGGATATTACAAAGCATCTGTAAAACATAAAGCTACTTTCTTACGCAAAAAAGGCGTTTATAAGCTTGGATCACAAGCACAGCAGAACGTACACCAACCACAGTGGGCAAACTGGCAATAAAGGGTAACCATAGATGATGCAAATGCGTGTACTTAAATGGACGAGCGAATCATTTGGTGACAAGTACTATGACATCCGAACTAATGAAATGCTCAATGCAGCAGCTCTATCCATACTGCAAACCCGGATGGAGCTAGAATTTTTCTCCCCACCTTCACCCCCAGAACGTGATAGGTCCTACCAACGCAATAAAAAACGACGTGATACTCTACTCATTGCATTGAGTGGCAATAGCGATGCAGAAGCTTTTGAGGAGATGCGCTCAGAACTATTAAATATAAACAAACACATAGAACGCATAGAAAAAAGACACACTCAACGACAACAAGAGTATAACAAAATAAGACAGATACTAGACAACCAAGATGGGGAAAAAGCAATCAATGTAATTGCCGGACGTACTCATCTGGAAGAGGAGAATATAGAAATTATAATTCCTCAGAACTGTGGAGAACTCGAAATAGAAGATGAAAACTCTGAAGAGCCTGCTACTATACAATAAACGAGAAACAAGGGATGATGGTGTGACTGGTGTGCACGCGAGTTTGAAGAACTTAAGGTTGGGGTTCGATTCCCTGTCATCCCACAAAGAACACGCGTCACAAGTTCGATTCTTGTCGGGACCGCTTCATTCCCTCTTGGTGTAACTGGCAACACACATGGTTCTGGTCTATGTATTCGAGGTTCGAATCCTTGAGAGGGAGCTACGGCTAGAACGCCTTAACGAGAGAAGCCGACCCTCCCTCGCCAGGGTATAGAGCATCGCGAGTCAGCGTACCGCTCTGTATCCGCGTTTTTAGGAGAATATCAATGGCTCTTAGAATAGAAGGCGATAACTACCGCATCGAATGGAACGAGTATAAGTGTGAATGGCTTGGCTACGTAAAAATGAATACAAAGCACAGTGACCGAACTAGCTATCCTGATGTCCAGGTGGCATCCGATTTTGAGCTAGACCAAGTGATGACCAGGGTAATTCACCACCTAGATGATATGATTAATCACTACAAAGAAAAGAACCCGCAGATGTAGCTCAAATGGCTAGAGCACTATCTTACCAAGATAGATGTTGAGGGTTCGAATCCCTTCATCTGCTCAGGAGGTTAGCTTAAAAACAGCCATCCTTTAACTCTGACCCGTAGCCAAGCGGTTAAGGCAGCTGCCCGATAAGCAGTGATCCCTGGTTCGATCCCAGGCGGGTCAACAGTCATAACTCTCCCCCCGTGGTCTATTGGATATGATTCTGCCCTTTCAAGGCAGCGAACCGAGTTCGATTCTCGGCGGAGGGACCGAGTTCAACCCATCTGGACTACAAGGATAAATAATAGAATAGGATAATCAATGAGTACCGTACATCGTCCTCACCCACTTAAGGGAATATGGATGGAGGAAGAGTATAACGACCCAGATGAAGCTCTACTATTTGACAAGTGCGCACGCTGCAAAGAACACAGCAAAATAATACTTTCCGTTGATGACGACCGACTTAAACTACTATGGGAAGAGATGCTCAGAGTGGAGTACGATCCAGCAGAACGTGATTATTACCGTACTTACACAGAAGCTCAATTATGTCACAAACTTTACAAGATGTCGATCTTTATGGAACGTATCCTGCACATCAAACCAAAAGAAATTCTAAACAATGCTCAGAGTCTCGGTGCCACACTCTCTACTGACTGATGAGGTTTGGTATGATAACGAGAATCATAAAATGTATATCCATTTCTTACATACAGATACTATCTGGGTATACTATAATATTTCTGAACATACGTTCAAAACTATGTTAGAAGCCCCATCAATTGGGAACTACTTTAACCATCACGTACGAAATAACTACACATGTGAAAGAATTGGGGTTGAATTTGCCGGGTAAGCTTAAATGGTGAAGCAGGGCTCTTGTAAAGCTCAGAAGCGAGTTCGATTCTCGCACCTGGCTCTAACTAGTTGTCAATTCGAATCCCTCCGGTGCTCAAAGGGAGTAGACATGACTTGCACATGCCCTCACATCATGCTAGGGTCTAAACGCACTGAAAATAAGAATTGGAATCCTGACTGCGAAGAGCATGGGTTAGAGTCAGAGTGGTACAATAACCCAATTCAAATCCAACAACGTGAAGAAAGCAAGAATAGATCAATTCAGTTGCAAAGATTAGCACGACAAAGACGTGAAGACACCATTACAAAAGAGGAAGCTTTGCGTCAATTAGATGAAATCTACACTAGGAGCAAACTTGAGTAACAGCAAGAAAAAAGGTAACAAGAAGAGCAAGTACAAGAAGAAGCAGCGCAAAGAACAGCGCAAGGGAAAATCTTGAGTAAAAAGAATAAAGGGAGAAAAGCTCGCCAGCGTTATCGTTGGCACGAAATTAAGCCAGAAGAGATAAATTCTGTTGCTATAAATGTTTTCGGCAGTCGATACTATTGTATCGGAGATGGCTTTGAACAAGAGCGAGAAATCTTACGGCAGAAAAACGGGGTGGTGCAACACACCCACCCCGAGCAATGAAAAGAAGTCCCATCAGAAATGCGATGGCATATGGTGGATAACTAAAGAAGATAAAACTCTCTGGTGTCCCTGTAAATGCCATGATCTAACAGCTACTAAGCTGGCAAACGCAGAGAAGAAAAAGAAGAGAACACAAAAAAAAGTTCAAGTGCCTTCATCCTGTGAAGAGCACCCCAAGTACGGAGGCATTAGAAAGCCACGAACAGAGTGCGACACTTGCTGGAATATTTACTTATACAACAACCCCACAAAGAGTCGCTCTTAACTTCTTAAACACAAACTTTAGGAACGAGGTGGTCAAATCGCCAAACTGGTGCATAAACACACTATCCATTCAAGGCAAAAAAGAAGTAGTAGATGAAACAAGAGACTACGTCAAGGATGAAGAGTCTCCACTATCTTTTAACAGTGTAATACCCATGCCGGAAGGTTTAGTGGGTACTCGCTCACCAGCTGAGAGTCAAGAAGTAGCTGACGTAATGATAGAACAGTATGGCTATCCATCATGGTATGAGTGGTCTATAGCTAACTGGGGTACAAAATGGGATCTTGACGAAGACGTAGAAGTAACCGAATGGCGTTTGCGTGACGTGGGTCTTACAGAAGATGATATAGCTGAAGAAATAAGCGGAATAACCTATAGGTTTAGCACAGCATGGGATCCTCCTATCCCTGTGATACAAACTCTTTCAGAAAAATTTCCCACGCTCCATATACAGTTAGAATACGATGATCCTGATATGGACTGCTGGGGATTTATAATTGTCAATCATGGCGAAATAACTCACGAAGAAGAAGGTGCATCTCGAATGAATGAAGAAATGCCAGCAGAGGATGAAGAAACCTTCTTAGAAGTTGAAGAAGATATTGCGGACAATGATTTTTAATGTACTATAGATAAAACATTCTGAGGTAGCTCAACGGTAGAGCTTTCCGCTGTTAACGGACAGGTTGGGGGTTCGAGTCCCTCCCTCAGAGCGGACAGAGGGGAAAAGTTACAATATGATCAACAACATGGCCCTAGCACGCGAACTTGCTCAACAGCACCATCGTGGCCAGTACGACAAGATAGGTAATGATTACTTCGTAAGTCATGTAGAACAAGTAGCAAATCTCACGCGCTTGTGGGGAGGCACTGAGTACCAGGTAACAGCAGCCTATTTGCATGACTTGGTAGAAGATACCTCCATCACAATCGAGTATCTTAAACAACAATTTCCTTTGCCAGTCGTGAACATAGTTGATAGACTGACCAGACCAAAGGGAATGCCCTACCAAAACTTTATAAATAACATTGTCATGTTTGAACCTGCAGTGTTGGTGAAATTAGCAGACATCACTTCAAACATGGACCCTGCGAGACTGTTCTATATAGAACCAGATACACGATACAGACTCGTAGATAAATACACTACCGCTTTACCAACTCTTTGGAGAGCATATAACGGGCGGTAGAACGGCGCGGGGTGGAGCAGTGGTCAGCTCGACAGTTTCATATGCTGTAGGTCGTCGGTTCGAATCCGGCCCCCGCAACTACGTTAGTCAAAACACATACGAAAAAAAGAGAATCAAATGAGTCTGGTAATTCTTCTAATCCTCCTAGCTTTAATTCTGGGCGGAGTTAGCCTAGCAGTAGAGGGCCTAAAGTGGCTTCTCGTTATCGCGCTAGCACTCCTTGTTGGCGGTGCCGTTGTTAGCGGAAGAGACAGGAGACGTTTATGAAACCCGGAGACAAAGTCTCCCTCAAGAATGCAATCAATCCCACTACTGGAATTATCATGCGACCAGTAGCACCGAATGTAACTGACTCCTGGGTAATTAAGATAAACGATAAGACCGAAATTGTTGCCCCAGAGTCTAACCTCGTCCCCGTATAAACTTCAAATCATCAACTGTCACACTTTGACTCCTACATCTGGCGCTTTGTCCAGGAATGAAATGTCAAAAGAAAGAATACATAGAATCTTGGTCCAGTGGCCTAGTCGGTCAAGGCAGCGGCTTGTCAAGCCGAAGATCGCCGGTTCGAGTCCGGTCTGGACCGCAGAATACTAGGGTCGCAAGCCGGTAAGAATTGGATGGGTACTCAACCCCTATAAACAGTCGTGTGGCGGGACACGCCAATCACCCTATTCAAGAAATCAATAAAACAATAAAGAAAGTGAACAACAGTGCGAAAAGCGGGACAATTAAAATTCAGTCATGATGCGTTAATGAAACTCTTACATCTTTCTGATGGAACAAGGATAAGAGATGTGTCTGTTGATCCTATAACAGACACATTCAGTTTTGTTTTGGAGGGCGGAGACTGGCTACCAGAAGTAGCAGAAGGAGGCACACCAGTTATCCTAACATCCTACCCCACCGTTATACCAAAAGACTAAATGACCTGCTAAACCAACAGCGAGAGAAAGCGCCTGAAATGAGCAACATCGAACTCGAAATCCAACCCGCCATTCACGGTAGCCGTGCTACCGTTGTCAAGCTATGGGCCGAAGTTGACAACGAAATCATTGAGGTCTCTGGCGAGGCACTGCGTCACCCTGAAGACAAAAATGATGAGCATCTAGCTACCCTACTAGCCAATGGCCGCGCCCTTGAAAGCATGGGGAAAAAACTACAGAAGCGTGCTCGTGGTCTAGTCAAACACAACGATGACCTGGCAGTACTCAAAGTTCAGAAGCGTAAAACAAAAGCGAAGGATAAGAAGAAGAATAAGAAGGCCGTATCTGTATGAGCGTTACCACCCCTAAAGCAAAACCGTTCTTGCCAGTATCTTTAGTGCTACAATTTATAGAATCTCGTATGCGGGAGCTGCAAGAGGGTGGAGATTTAGATATCCACATCACTCGCAAAGAGAGTGGCTTTTCTGTTAAGATAAGATACTAACAGAGGTACGGGCCTGTAGTCTTAACTGGAAAAACATCACTCTTGCAAAGTGGAGGATGTCGGTTCGAATCCGATCGGGTCCACATATGAATGAATACAACCTGTCCTGGTGTCTTTGCAACAAGAGATGGTACCGCATTCTATTTTTTAAAAATCCACTCCTCACGAATGGTTTCTACTGGTTTGGCTGGATAGATCCAGAGTCATGGCTAGAATGGCGGCATCTCGGAGTACCCGTTCGATTCTACTACTGGAAGAGGGATAAGTGGATTGATTTCCCTTTCACTACCAGACGTGGGATAAAGATGTGGGAGAACGCTACACCAATTCAACTAGAACGACCTAAGAGGACCATCGATGGCGATGACACTAGAGGAAACCCGTGATCGAGTTCGTATCTGCAACACAAATATACAAGCAGAAAAACATGGAAATAATTGGCGCTGTGCGAACTGTGGCGTAGGCCTCACTCCAGACAAACGCAATAAATGTGGTTGGAGACACTACTACAATTCAGGCTATGAAAAAAAATGTATAACCTGCGATAAAATTAAAAGCATCGACAAGTTTTACTACAGCCATAACTGCATTGATCATAGAAAGTCACAGTGCAAAGAATGTGCTGAAAAAAATACAGCAAATATTAAGAAAGGACTACGCCTCAAAGGGCGCACTCGCAGGATGTGGATACCAGATAACCTGTGGGAAGCTATCAACAAAGTTAAAGGTAATCTGACATACAGAGACTTCATTGCATTAGCCGTTCGTAAAGAAGTCGAGAGACGAGCAAAAGATATATATCACCAGAGAATCGTCCAAGCAATACAAACAAGAAAGTCTACAGGGGTTAAATAATACCTAAAGCCTCGCCACAAAACGGACACGGCTTGTTTCCTTGGAAACGAAGACAAGAAGGACACTTCTCCCGTACCACTGCTATGTTCAACTTCTTGCCAGTTGAGCGGTAGAGGACTCCACAATTACCAGCTATAATTATTCCAGGTAGCAGATGTACTGCACAAGAATAATGAACGCTTCTAAAATGACTTTCCTTGTTAGAAAGTTCATTCTCAATATCATATTCAGATTCAACATTTATAGCCGGTAATACTATAACATCAGACATAATATTATCTCTCTAGGACAGTAATATTGATATCAAGATAGTAGCGTAATCATTCCAAACCAACACAAACCTTGCCCCTGTATTCCAATGGCAGAGAAAGCGAACTTAAAATTCGTACAGTGTGGGTTCGAGTCCCACCAGGGGCACTATCAGCAGAGGCATCCCTGTAGCTCGAATCCTCTCATGTACCCACTAATGAAATCACCTAAGAACCAATAGAGACGATGGAGATAAAGTGATTCAGGTATCGGATACTCTGTGGTTAGAAATTGACCCGACGGGTAAAGTACTCTTAGGAAATGACTATCATGTCGTGCGGATTAATATAGATGAACGCGAACAAGTCATTAACTTCATTCAGAACGCAGATGAATATCTCAATATCGAGGTTGTAAAAGCAGAAGCTCAACAAGAAGAGGAGACAATCTATGAGAGAGATATATCATAGACTAATGGCAAAATTGCATGCATGGTGGCGCATCATCGTAAACATTCCAGCAGCTATTAGATGGGATGATGAAGATATCAATAGAGTCGAGATGCTCAGGCTTGTTGGTCGAATCGGTCGAAGCAATTACTATCAGAAATACGCTAAAGAAGTAGCTTGCGGATGCTACGCAATAGGAACACATTATACCTCATATAGCAGCTCCTGCGAATTGCATATGAAGTGGCTTTTCGAAATGGAACCTGATAACTAAACAACACAGCAGGGGCTCGTAGCTGAGGGGATTAGCATCTGTCTCTTAAACAGAAGACGCCAGTTCGATTCTGGCCGGGCCTACAAACACTGAGGAATACAATGCAAGCATCTAAACTGTCTCAAGTTTTCAAACAAACACAGGAAGAAGGCACAACCCTCGTCATTCAACACTACTATGAAGGCACACACTTTCCTACCACAATCCATGCTATTAGCGTAGTCACAGGATACAATGAAATAGGAGAAACTGTTATCGTCTTAGGAGAAGACCCAGCACGAATAGTAGAATACAAGCCAGAAGAAGACATTGAAGCATACAAAATGAAGATGATCTCGCTCGATTAGCTCAGAGGAAGAGCACCACGTCGACACCGTGGAGGCCGTTGGTTCGAATCCATCATCGAGCACGCCCTGCTGCTAGCCCAGGGACTTACCAAGTGATATGATAGGGTAAGCTGTCGTATCACGGCTAGCACACGGTACCTATAGCTCAGTCAGGTTAGAGCGTCTGTTTGTGGATCAGAAGGTCGTGGGTTCGATCCCCACTAGGTACCCTAAATAAATAATATCAAGGAGATATTATGGCAGGAGAAATAGTAACCGAAGAACAATGGAAGAGAATAGCTATTGTTGCTCTGTCTGACTTGCAGGCTCTTGGAATGGATATAAACACATTTCTTAAGCATCAGTCTAACGCAGATAGCAAAACTGTTCTCAAGGAAGTAGATAGATATATGTGGGAACGCCATACCTATTCCTGATACACTTTGGAGGTGTCGCATAGTCAGGTCAATTGCATGGCGCTGTAAACGCCACGGTTAATCCTACGTAGGTTCAAATCCTTCCACCTCCACCATTAAGGCAGACATGAATGACTACGCTAAAGCCAGAAAGAAAATAGATACAGATGAGCCAGACGTAGCATTTAAACTCTACATGCAAGAAAGACTTATTAAAGATATAGTTGAAAGAATGGCAGAACACATAAAGGTAGAGGTCACAGTGCGTCGTAAAATGTCTGCTCAAGATTTTGCAGACAAAACCGGTCTATTGGTTTCTGTAGCAAACGATCTTCTACTCGATAAACATCCGTGGGATATCGCTTTATGTGTGCGTGCAGCTGACGCTCTACTATTACGTTTTGATGTACAACTTCGCGATAGGGACGAAGTATGAGCTATGATGCAGCAGTATCAGTACAAAAAGAAGTAGAAAATCTATGCCATCATAATAAAAGTGTTGTTATGGTCGGAATTGAAAATGTGGGTGGTAAGTTCGGGATCATAGTCGGAGCAACACATCCTGCAGATATTGACCTTCCCAAAGAACTGGATGGAGTAAGTATCCGAATAATCCAGCAAGACATGCCAAGCACTCAAGAGTATAGGATAAGAGAATACTAGGCCCCTCTATCCCAACAGGCATGAGGAAACCGTCTCAAAAGCGGTGGCGAAGGCCGTCTCGGTTCGAGTCCGAGGAGGGGCACCAAAATAAGTGTTTGTCGGTTCGAATCCGACCTCGCGCACTGCGTGAGAGTGTGAGTTCAAATCTCACCGGGGCTACTATGAGAACGCAATCCCAAAAACCTAGGAAGGTACCGCTGAATGGTCGGCAAGCGGACTTGAAATCCGTGGCAGGTGCAAGCCTGGGGGACCGATTCCTCTACCTTCCGCCAGGTGAGAGCCCATGAGAGTTCGAATCTCTCCGTCTCCGCACATAAAAAAAAGGGAATAACAATGGATGTCATCAAGGTAGAGAAACAGCAACTACTTAACAAGCTCCGCGAGAACCGTGAACATCATATCAATACATATCAAGAGATACTTCAAGCATATCAAGACAAATGTGTAGAGCTGCTAGAAGAGCACATCAAGCGCATTCGAAGTGGTGCAGTTGAAAAAGTAAATGTTTCCCTTCCTGCACCTGAGAACTATGAAGATGAGTATGATAGAGCCATTGCTATGACTGAATGGCACCAAGATAAATACATTGAACTAGACTCCTTTCAGTTCGACAACTTTATTCGGGATAAGTGGCGTTGGAAGGATGAATTCATCGCAATGAGTCAGACCTATGGCGTTCGCTAATGGCTGGCCATATTGCTGCTGACTTCTGCAAGGTACCTATGCTCTTACTCCGCCGAAAAGGTTCTGTATGGGTGTGCACGTGCGGACAAGCGTGGGCGGTACAACCACATGGCCCATACGGAGAACGTACATGGGAAAGAGTAGGAAAGAGTAAAACATGAGTCTGCCGGAAATTGACCCTGTATTTGGACAAACTCCAGAGATAGGCCATGAGATCTACGTAGACTTCGGAGACTCCTTCTATGCGCGTCCAGAGATGCGAGCTGAAGTAGAAGACATCAGTGACGATGGCATCAAGCTGGACGGTGAGTGGTTTCTCTGGGAAGAACTGGTACATATTGAAGTAGTTGGCTAAAACACTTGCCCCTGTAACTCAGCGAACAGAGTGACGGTCTTCTAAACCGTAAGTCGTAGGTTTGAATCCTACCAGGGGTGCTTATAGACTAAGGAGCAACAATGCGGTTTTATACAAGTGACTTGCATCTAGGTCACAAACGAATTATTGAGCTGTCCAACCGTCCATTCCGTGACATTAATCACATGAACCATGTCATTATCAATAATATTAATGAAATAGCGGGTCCCGATGATGAACTATGGATACTCGGTGACATGGCAATGGGTACTCTGGTTGAAACACTGGAACTCCTCAAACTGATCAATCCATCAGTACATCTTGTCAATGGAAACCACGACCGTACATGGCGTGGGGCTTCCCAAAAGACGAGAGAGAAAACATCCCTCTATATTGAAGCGGGAGTTCAATCTATCCAAGACGAGACAATCCACAACATTGACAAAATACCTTTCAGGTTGAGCCATTTTCCCTACGAGGGTGATCACACAGATGAGGACCGCTACATTGAGTGGCGACCTCAAGACGATGGGATGTGGTTGCTCTGCGGTCACGTCCATGAAGCATGGATGCATAAAGATAAAATGATAAACGTCGGTGTAGATGTCCATAATTTCCATCCCGTATCAGAAGACGATATCATTGATTTCATAAGGAGAAACTCATAATGCCACAAATAAGAAAAGGTCCACTCCTTGTCTCCTGGCCTAACGAAAAAGATATCATCAAGCTCGATGTTATCGAAGAAGAAGATGAACCAGCTATCGATATTCATCGTACTGCCGTTGATCTAATGGAAATATACTGGGGAACTAAAGTAGATTTTGGCGAACAAAAAAGCGTTGCTCTTGCTGAAATTGTTTATCCAGAGAGGATTCGATTCTACTACAACGGTAAACGAGTAAGCCTTACCATTGCTCATGCTTCACTAGAGAATGGGCTCAACAAAGCCTTACGAGCTGCCCTTGACTATCTTGACAAACAAGTTGTAGACACAAACCAGGAAGCATCGCATGGCCAGGCATAATGTGCGTGCGAGAGGATATCTCCATGGATAAATACTTGTACTTGATAGAAATCACTGCAGCTACCCAAGAAGAAGCTAATCAAGTCATAGCTGAGAGAATCGAACACGAAGAAGACTATGGGTTTAACTACAATATCAACGAGTTAACTCTGGATTCGTTGCAAGTCTCTTTCCAGGAAGATGAAGACGAGGAAGCGTCGCACAGTCAGGCCTAGTGCACCACTTTGCTAAAGTGGCGAGGTTGACCCCTCCGAGAGTTCAAATCTCTCCGCTTCCGCCGACTCCCCGTGGTCCAATTGGAGAAGACACTCGGCTACGGACCGAGAGGCTGAAGGTTCAAGTCCTTCCGGGGAGACTAGATGGAGAACGCGTGAACATTCACGAAATGCAGACTGATATTACACAGCGCATAGAGAACTTCGCAGCCAAAGAAGAACGTTTATTTGGTTTTCCTTTAATATCTCATATAACAAATAACCTCTGGATGGGCGGCTGTATTCATGACACACGCTTGCCCAAAGAGTTTGACTATGTAGTGTCTTTATATTCTTGGGAAAAATATTTGCTGCATGAGACCACAGTCAGATACGCATATGAGATGTATGACCGAGCAGAAATGCCTGACCTTCCCACCCTATTTGCCGCAGCAGGAAATGTCTTAGGGTGTATTCAGTCGGGTGGCACGACTCTAGTGCACTGCCAAGGTGGATTCAACCGATCGGGCCTAGTTACAGGACTAGCTCTAGTACTATCCGGTACAGACCCCGAAGATGCAATTACGCTACTCAGAGAGCAACGCTCCGAAAATGTACTGTGCAATCCAATCTTTGCTGATTGGTTAAGAATCCTGAAAGTATCTCCGATTATATAGGATTAACTATGGCTAATCATAAACGCAAGAAACCTAAGAACGCACGAGCAGGTTGCCTTATGTGTAAACCACACAAGATGAACGGTGCTAAGAATAAAAATAAAGCATCGATACGAAGAAAGCTTCAAACTGATGGATGATCAGGTAGTAGGATATCAAAAAGCAAAAGATATGGACACATTAAACCTAGAGATTGAAAATATCTTGATGCTTGGAGATTCACACGGCAATAAACATTTCGTGCTCGAAGCTATAGATGCAGCTGTACGCTATAAGTGCCAGGTAATAATGCAGGTGGGAGACTTTGGCATCTGGGATCACACTAAGGCTGGTGTAATCTTCCTTGATGACGTAGATGATGCCCTAGAAGATGCTGGCATCCCCTTAGTGTTTTGCGACGGAAATCATGAGTGTATAACTAAACGTAGTCGAGCCGTTACGAAACGTGGTTTCATCGACGTGGAGAACCTCACAGGGGACGACGAAGTCCTGTCAGTTGACAACGCTGGTGCCCGTTGCTGGCTTCCCATACAGAAAATCATCTTGCAACCCCATCAAGGCACGTTGTACCGGTTCAGAAGCCGAGGAATCGACTTCGACGCAACGCCAGGTCACCGGATCGTTGGTCGTCGCAAGTCCAATGTCGGGAACTGGTGCGAAACGCTGGCAGAGAACGCCGATCAAGTCCACTACGACCTCGTAGTGTCCGCTCGGAACGACGACCCCGATGCGAACATCAGCGACGACGAGATAAAGCTCATCGCTTGGTGTCTCACGGACAGTTACAAACGCACGAACGGTGGATGGCACTTCTATCAGCGGGAGTCAACGAGCTATCGCATCGAAGAACTCCTTACGCGGCTCGGAATCGCGTACACATCCTCCAGCCGCCATCGTAACATCAAAGTGATCACCGGGAATCCAGTCACCTCGACAGAACCCGAGACCACCATCCGCGTAGGTATGTCAGTTGGTCAAGAACGAACCAAGCACGATCACCACAACCTACCCGCCAGTGCACTGTCCTGGTCTCGCAGGCAGGTCGAGGTATTCCTCAACGAAATAGTGTTCACTGACGGGTCGAACGCGACATCAGGGACCGCTAAGGTTATCTATTGCTCACACAAGTTATTGCGAGAACAACTGATGCTCCTGTTCGTGGCAAACGGCTTCCGAACATCCACGACCGAATATCGCCCAGGACACTGGCGCATCAATGTCGCTGATCGCACCACGCTCGACTTCGACACCAGGAGGGGGAAGGGCGTCATCAGGACAGAAGATGAGTCAGATGAAGACGTTTGGTGCCTCCAGGTCCCAAATGGTCGGTTCTTCATAGAAACCGACGGGAAAATGGTCCTCACTGGAAACTGTTTCGATTCACTCCTCAAACTACCAGTAAGCATCGATGGTTTCCGTCGTGTGCGCAAGAACATCCTCCATGCGCCACGAGGACACATCTGGAGCTGGTCTGACGTCACTTTCATGGCAATGGGTGGGGCACACTCCATCGACGGCCCTCGTGGCGTCTGGCAGCAAATGAGAGGCCCTCTACCTGTACGCCATGTGATGGATGCCCCGGTAGATCTTGGTTCATGGTGGCCACAAGAAACCATAACTGCCACACAAACTGTGGAAGCTAGCGAAAAAGCACGCCAGCACCGTGAAAACACAGGAGAAATAGATGTGCTCATTGCGCACGACTGTCCTCTCGGTGTAAACATCCCCGGAATTAGTGGCTACCCAGCCGGAGATCAGAACCGACGATTGTTGGCGCAAGTGTGTGATGCAGCAAATCCTAAGTATATTTTCTGCGGACACTTCCACAGAAGGTTACGAGGCAGCTACGGCGATGCTCGTGTCGAAATACTCGCAGCTGATATCAATGATAGAGATCAAGCTCTTGCCATCTCGGTTGATCAGTTAAAACAATGGCCCTCAGATTAACTATAGGAGTTGATATGGAACTGGGCTGCCCCGAATGTGGAGGACAAGACTTCTGCAGCATCGAAGAAAATGTGCGAATGGTTAATCCATTTGTGATGTGCGGAGAAGAACCCGAGTGGCACTCTGAACCAGAGATTCTATGGGATGGAGTAAAGATAGTTGGAATCACATGCGAAGAGTGCAACTGGGAAGCCGAAATTGACAATGACAACATCAACGCTGCACTTGTGCAAATAACGCCTAAACTAGACAAGAATGAAGAGGATATACCAGATGACGACTTCTAACAATGAAGAAATAGCCATCGTAGCAAACGCAATAGGATGGACTTTCTTCGGGGAAAAAAGCGAAGATGGAACTACTGTCGAAATAGAAGAGAGAGACTCAGAAAAATGTGTAAAAGCTGCTAAACGAGCTCTAGAACATCTAGAAATACTTCGATACGACGATGATACAGAAGACGATGATGATGCAGAAGAACATAAAGACAGTAACCTATAACCAAAACTAATCTTTACTATCCCTATTTAAAGCAAGTCTTTTTTTTATCTTCTTCTTGATGAGTAGTGGATCCGTCCATATCAATAATACAATAACAATAAAATAGAATGCACCAAATTATTATTTCAGCTTTCTCAACATTGCTCTACGTGTTTGAGGACCTACAATTCCATCTACAACAATTCCAGCAGCACTCTGGAATCGACGTGTCCAATCTCGAGTTTCTGGACCAAAGATACCATCAGCTCCACTTCTTGGTAGTGCTCTATGAAGCCATCTTTGTAATGCTTTTTGCCACTCTTCAACAGCAGGTCCAGGGTCACCAAATTTCAGATACTCTGTCGATGTAAAAGTATATTGCGTAGCCAATGCTTTCTTCATTGCATCACGTGTTTGAGGACCCACAATTCCATCTACAGCAATTCCAGTAGCACTCTGGAATTGACGGGTCCAATCCGCTGTCTCTGTACCAAAATCACCATCAGCACCATAATGTGGTAATGCATTAGAATTCCACTTTAACAGATCATTTTGCCAAGAACGAACTCCGGCTCCTTCGTCTTCAGTAGTGATATAGTTCCGCTCCTTTGGCTCTTCGGGAGCATCAGGCTCTTTTGACCCTTTTCCGTCTCCCACCGATGGCAGAGTAGATTTCCCATCTAGATCCTTGACGTAGCCCCTTAAGAAGCTGCCCGGACAACCTGTAGATTTAAAGAAGCTATGTGGTTTAACAGCATTGCCTGCCTCAGCATTACGACGTGCATCTTCAACAAGCCAATTCAATGCTTCTAACGCTGCGTCACTGGGTTGTTCGTCACCCCCACCCAGCCAAACAAATGCCAAATAATTCTGGTTACCAATGTTAGTGCCATTCGCGGCAGTACGTACTCCGTAGCCGCGACCAGCATAGACATTACCCCAGTTATCAAAACCTGCAGTATAGGCTATATCTACCCATCCATGAGAGTCCATGTGGTAGTTCTGCCAACTACGCCATACCTCACGAGCTCTCTTCTGGGAAGTAATTTTCTGCGCTTGTCCACCATAATGAACCGCAACCCCACCATCACCTGGAGTGATATTAGAACTTATACTATCAGGTGGTCTAAGCTCTAGTTCTAAACGTGTGTAAAACTTTTTAATGGAAGCCATTAGTTATTTTCCTCCTGCAGCGCATCAACTTCGTCTACAGAAGCTTCGTGCGCTACATCCGCATCTTCTACTTCAGCTGTGTTATCTTCTACAATACCCAACTCATCCCACTCTGGGGTTAATGGGCTCTGTTCTTCACTCATCTAAAACCTCCTCTAGGACTCTGATAATTTGATTGTAATCATCAACACATTCTTGATGAAAATCTCGCGGACCCAATGCTTCTTCGATGGAGCCTGATTCTTTCAACCAGTCCCAAATCGTATAACCATTATCAAAGTACTGAACTACATCAACATGGGTGTCTCGACAAGCCTTAATGTAGTCAATTGTGTCTGTTAGATCCATGATAGTAACAACCTTTAATCACTTGCCCCCAGATTGGAGCTCTTTGAGTTGTGTGTATCTTTCTCCTGTCGCACGCGAAGCAATTGAGAAACCTAAATCAGCTGCTGCTTCTGCTGCCTCCTTGAATGCTTCCAAATCTTCACTTGGAAACGCCATAATTGGCACTCCAATTCCAGAAAAAACATCAATATTCTCAAAGTTACCTGTATTAATCTTTCTGTTCACACCACACATCATCACGGGAAATGGAATCATTCCTTCAGTAATCTTAATACCAGCAATCTCCATATGGTTGACTGACTGATCTTGATTGTCGGTTGGGACCTTAGGCATTTACTACTCCTGTCATTTTGGTAATTAGATTGCGTACGTAGTCTGTCTGTTCTTTTACGGACATATCTGTTGTATCTATAATTTTATTATACCACTCTTCTGGGATGCTGTCCCATTGATGTTCTGATTGATGACTCTTCTGTGTTCCATTCATTACATAGCCATCACGCTCGAATTGCCTACGATCCGCCTCCTCTATATCCGCAGTAAACTTCAACAGAACACCATTTGGATGTTCCGCTACCAACTGAGCTTCGTTTTGGAACCTGCAGTCAGATATAACCACACCATACATTGGTGGAACTACATCTAGATCCATCACCGGATTATCGCATTGATGCTCACAGCATGGTTCTATCTCTCTATGTTCCCACAAAAACTTACGATATTCCTCTTTAATTTTGCGGTCCATCCACTTAGTCCATATACCACCATCATAGGCCCGCAGAATATCAGTGCCTATATGCTGCAAAAATGACCGGGGCTTACCTTCTTTCGGACATGGATATTCTGCTATCTCGTACACCATCTGTAAAAGATCATCGTAATTAGGCGCACCATAGAGAGGATTATTACCAAACACTTCTAACAGTGTTGCGTGAATCTCATAGTGCATTCTATCTCGGGCATATCGCCCTTCAATACTTTGGCGAGCAGTAGCCATACGATATAACGGCAGCGCAAAATACAGATGGTCCCATATAATACGATGGTCATCATTTTGTGCTCCCTCACGAAATGCCATGCGGACCGGAGGGGCTATACCGTTGGCCGTGCTGGTTTTGCCGGTGCAATAACCACCAGCGAAACCCAACACTACGGGCATATCTGGATCGAAATCTTTGTGTGTATTCATAATCTAAAGTATAGCTATTATATGCATATAATGCAAAAGAAAAGAGCCTCCGAAGAGGCCCAATTCTGGAATTTCTTACTCGGGTAACAATTCTGACATTCGCCAACTTGAAACCTGACGAGCAACATCAGTAGCTAAATCTGTGTTACTCGTCAACGAATAAACCCGATTATAGGTTGATGATGCCGCATCTGATACATCATCCCACCAATCTGTCTCATCCTGAATGAGGGGGAATGTGCAGGTGCATCCGTCGTGTTGAACTGTTTCTGCTGTCGCGGTTACGAGATCAACGGGTGCACCCAGCAAGTGGAACAACACCTCTTCCAGATCATCTACAAGCACCCTGCTAAAGCTCCGGCCACGCAATCCCACACTTCCTGTAGCCGATATGATTCTATCCGCCAGTTCTGGATATTCACGCGCTAACATTCTAGCTTGTTGATGAGATGGAACTATCAACACAGCATCATCATCTGCGTACAAGTAAGAAATGGCCTTTGTTGTTTTGCCCATCGCTCTACCAGTTGCAAAAATCTCCATTGTTTTTCCTTCAATAGATACTGCCTTCAAATGCTTCCTGAATATCTTCTACCGGCATTTTCAGAAAGTGAAGACCCTTCTCTCGGGCCTTGGATTTGCCGTTTTGAGCCTTGTACTGACGTAAGTGGTCTATCTTGCGGAGCCTCTTCTCTGTTGTTTTCTTCATCTTTGGCTTAGACTTTACTTTTTTTTCGGTCAAACCATTTCTCCTTCGATGACACTATCAAGAACCTCGAAAAGTTCTGCATTCTTAAACGGTTTAGAGATAAAGTGATTAGCGCCGAGAGTATGAGCCTTCAAACTATCTTCCCACATAGAACCCTCTGTCACCATAACCACAACCGGCAATCCAGGCCAGTTGTCCTCATCTTTGATGACATACAGAAGCTCCCATCCATCGGTTGTTGAAAGTTCAGTCCCAATTATTATCGCATCTACGTAATCACCGTGTTCGGTGAGTGCTTTGATAGCCTCTTCACCATCATTTATTTCCGTAACCCTTGTATCAGGATAGCGTGACTGTAGAACGCCACCAATAATCTCACAAGACACTGTATCAGAATCCACCACTAGAACATTGGTTGACATTTTTTCTCCTAGCTCAGCCTATCTAGCTGAAGCTTCCTCGATTGCTATGCGTAGTTTAGCACAATTTTCGATGCACCGCTCACACTACATTGCTTCGCGCTCAAGCTCCTCTTCAATTGCGATTCTCAATTTGTTTCTGATCTTGTTGAAATGCTCTCTCACAGTATTTGGATGCTCTGTAATTCGATTCGCAATGTCACTTGAACGTTCGCCATCAGCAAACCTCCATTTCAATAATTGCCGTTCTTGAACGGTAAGGCAATCGTATGGAGGATGCGCAGTGTCACCGGCTACCCAGTACTCATCTATTTTCTCAGCGTGAAGCATATCCTCAACTCCAGGATCAGGAGGAGCAGTGAATCCAGCGGGCTTCTCGTCTTCGCCCATGCTGTTAGACGACTCATCATCAGAGATGAGCGGGAATGTCTTGCGCCCCAGTTGATCAATAAGAAACACATCAACATTCTTCTTCAGGAGGTAGAAATAGTAGCTATATAGATAACCACTAAAGGGAACGTATCCTCCTGCTTTCGACTCTGCACGCTCGTAACGCTCTACACATTGTAAGAAAGTCATCTTAACTGTTTGGTCAATATCCTCTTCATCGCCATAGCGTTGAGCCATGTATTGAATGCCTCGCATCACTTCCAAAACGTGTTTGTATCCACCTGCATTAAGATTATTTTTCAATAAGAAAGATCGCACTCTCGGATCTTTAACAAAAAGAGCAACAAATCTGCGAATATCATAATCTTTGAGGGAGAACCGAGCATAATATAACATCGCTGTATATTTAGAGAGAAAGTTACTGAATATCTCTAATAGCTCATTCTGTGCAGACCCATCTCCCTTTTTTGCTCGCTTTATAAGAGCCTGCATTTCATCTTCGCTTAAGTGATAATATTCTTCCTTATACATCTTCTTCTTAGATGCGCTCATTTATCTGCCCTCCCAGGTGTTGATGTTCGCTTTGAAGAGCTTGCTTAACTCTTCGTAGTGCAACACCTGCGGAACGCCCAGTTCTGCACAGAAATCCCGAGCCTTCTTGGAGGACTTTCCTATAATCATGGTAAGTTGCGCAAACTCATCTGGATAATATTTCTTGAATCTCTTAAGCTTAATCTCACTATTTTTATCAAGCCACCCCTTTACTTCTATCCACTCATCTGTTTTGAGGTAGATGTCAGGTGTATAAGCTCTATTGCCCCGCTTGATTGGGTAGTAGAAAACCTTTGGTTCAAAATCATAAGGGATATCATAACTTTTTAATACTCTCAAAACATTGGCTTCCCAACCTGACCGTACATTTATTCCTAAGTCGGCCCTAAAGCCTGAACGTGTGTGAGAGTAGGCATTTCCCCTTTTCTTCCAAGTAGATACCTTGGTCGTTTCAATTGCGCCTTTCTTCTTTCTTAGCTTCTTTGGTGTGGTTCTCTTTGCACGACTTAGAATATACTCAAGCTCTTTGGAAGGTTTCTCCTTCTCTTGCTGTACAAGTATCTTATGGTGTCTCGTAATGGCAGTCTCAGATCGCTCCAAAACTTTGGCCAGAAAAGAAACATCATGCTTGTTGTAATTAGCTAAGAGGTATTCGTCTTCTTCGGCGCTCCATTTAGTAGCCATATCCACCTTCATTAATGTATTGATAAGAATATATATATTAGTATAACCAAAAAATCATTCTTGTCAAAACAACTTGCGCTAACCAGAAGTATGTGCTACTGTTTGCCCTATCAGTCACACTATCGAGATAGGGATAAACATGGTTGGCGAGAATTCACCATCCCGCAAATTTCATCGCAGTAAGGTCATTGAGTATATGGTTGATGGCCTCCCTGAGGAAGAAGCAATTGAGCGTGCAGATAAGAACCTGCTGGAATGGAGTAAGCCACTACCGCTTCCTGATGCGCCAGCAGATGCCTGGATTTGAAGGGCTGCCATGTAACAGTGTGGCAACGTAAATATAAACCGTTCGCTACCACTGGAAAAATGTCAAAACACTATCGTCCGAGAATCAACGCAACATAACAAAGAACGGGTGCACATATGGTGCACCCGTTCTTGCTGAACTTAAATGACTTATCTAGTCAATGCTTGATACAGAGTAGTTGCAAACTGCTCTCTTGTTAGTAAGTCTTGTGGTCCGAAGGAACCATCCTCATACCCCTGCATAATTCCCTCGTCATACATCCATTGGACAGCTTCTTTATGCGGGTCGGAGATTTCATCATCATCTGTGAACGAAGTAACTATACCCATAACTTCTGAACCAGTGTCTGTAAATATCTGTGTGACCCACAGAATGCCATTACCATCCCGAACAACGCCAATCCCAATATACTCACGTGATGGATAAACTATATTAACAAGATGGTCTGGTGAAGCAACCAGTGCAGTATTGATTGAGTCTACAGACGGTCCAGTACCAACATTTTCCCCCCACGCCTGATAGTCCTCCATACCCGCATATTGATCCGGTCTATGGTAAAGCCTATCCTCGCTTGCCATTGCTTCGCTGTGCTCCCTCGCAAGCCCTTCGATATATGGGTCAATAACCAAACTATTAAGTCCTGCTGAAATGCGCTGCTCGTTAATGAGATCTAAAAACTGATTCTCGTAGTCCGAAGTTACTTCGACAACAAAAATAGAAGAAACTAATAATGGAATCATTATTATAGCAAAAGCAATCTTTCTCATCTTTTCCCCTGAAGTAATATATATTTAGAGGGCTTACCCTCTAATTTTGAGCTGTACAATCTGCCCAAACAGTTAAACAACCCGTGTCATCGTTTTCTTCTCATTCTCGCTACTCCCGTCTTACAGACGGGGTTATCTGGTTTAGCAAAATCACAGAAAGTACATTGTCTTCTATCCTGGGTGGGACTAAAATTACGATTCCCTAAGATAGTACTAACCTTTTCCAAAACAGACTGATATGTTTCTTCCATATTTTCAGGTGTAAAAAGATGTCCTTTTCTACGACCTGAACGCAAGTAGTACAGCTCCGCATATATCGGTGCATCAGGAAACATAAGGGAAGCCACCAAAGCATAAATTCCTATCTGCAAATTCGTTGGGGCAGCCTTTGCTGAAACCTCCCATTTTCCACTATTATGGGTAATGATGTAGTCATTCGTTACGTAAAGGCCATCGTCGTTGCTGACCCTGATGCACTGCATTTGCAGGTCCGGGATTCTTTCGATGCCGCAAATGCGACGTAAATCATCTCGCTTTCGTTCCCTAAACTGGGCTAATTTCCTCGCCAGGTAGAAGGGGTTTTCCTTCATGCGAGTGTTCACGATGAACTTATCTCGACATAGAACCTTCTCTCCATCCTTCTCGTAATATGATTCATGCTGAGACCACATAGGAAGACCGCCGAGGGACCTAATTAGCTCCACAATTCCGTCCCGAAGCTGATGTGACGTAGTCACAAAAGCTGTTCGAGTCGAGGTGCCACCGTCAGTATCCATGAGACCCTGCAGTAGTGCATACCGGTCATCAATTGATGCGCGCAGATATGATTCAGGAATAAACTTCTCCCAAGAACGACACCCCATAAGCTCCATATCGTCAAGCGCTTGCTTGTACTCGTTCCTGCGACGACGGGAGGAAATGCGGTACACCTTAGGCTCATCCCACACTAGGCGTAGGTCCTCTGGCAAACTGCGATTAACGCGTTCCAGGATTTCACCGTCTTCTGCATGAATCTTTATCCTCCCGGAAGTGGTACCACCGTCACCCAAGATTACTCCGAACACGTAAGGATCGATCGGGAGGGGTTCCTGCTTGTCGAACTCAACCGGTGCAACAGTTGGGATGGAAAACTTATAGTTAGAACGAACTCGCAGTCCTCGCTCTAAAATGTCAGTCGTTGTCAGCACCTCAGGATCTTTACCTAGGTCCTTTACTTGCCAGAGATGGCTATCCGAACAAACAGTAGAAGTACCATCTGTAAATGAAACCCTGTAGGAAGGGACAACCCCTTGTGGATAAACACCAACAACGGAAACTCGTGAACCATTACCTCCTATAACCTCATCCCCTACGTTGATATCTCCCATCTCCGTCCACCCCGTAGGTGTAAGAATTGGGGTATTCAAAGGTTGAGCTTTATAATCAACCACATGGATTGTCCCATCTGGCTCTCTTGTAACTAGGTCTATGTAGCCACGTACCAGAGCTGATCCAATTACGAGAGAAAATTCTTTTTCTTTACCGATTACATCAAATTTTTCATCTTCATGTCTATCTACAAACTCTCCTATCATCTGTCGGCCAGCAGATAATAAACCCTCATCTATAAGCATATCAGGGTCGTATATCTTTCGGTGATGCTCCATCCGCTCTAGCATGTGGTCGTATTTCAGGGGATCGCCCACAGTGTCCTCTAGCACACCGTGGATGACATTACCCAACGACGCGGGGGCACCAAATACCCTATCTTCCTTCTGTATGTATGTAAAATAATACTTACTAGGACACATATCGTATGTATTTAGCCGAGAGTATGACATGTTAATAAGGGCTAGTTTCTCTAGCTCGTCTAGATCATCTAGAGTTCGCAGTTTCAATTACTTTCCTTCCGATAGAATGATCAACGGCATCTGATTTCTTGGCCAAGTATACTCACAAACCCTACAGTGCCAAATCATGTTTTCTTCGAGTCTCAATTTCTCATGCTTATTAGGTTGACACATTTAAAGCTCCCCATCGAAATCGACTTCTATATCATCTCCAAACAGTTCTTCAAAAGCAGGTAAACCCAATTCATCAATCGGATTACCATCCTCATCGAGTTTGAACTTTGTATTTGTCTCTGTATCTAAGTACCAACCATTTTTCAGTGGGACAAGCGCTCCTACCTCCATGAAATCATCATCTGTATGCATCACAAAAACACTCCTTGTACGAATATTGCTACAATAAAGGCCACTACAGTCACAGATAGTACTCTTGAAACCCATTTATATAGCGTACTCTTTCTTTTAATTACCTCTTTGTCGTAAGCCTTTAGAAGTTCACCAAGCGGACCGATATCGTCTTCTTTTAGCTCTATCGCTGCAACTGAAGAAAAAAGCCAATAATTGACATCACCATTAGGCTGATAATGTACTTCTAACCTTACTCGTCCCATCGGGATTGAGTAATGCTCAACGTTTTCAGGCAAACCCATTGTTCCCTCCCCTTGCTCTATTGACGGAATCCTTAGTCGATGTACCATCATTAAAAGTGATTGGATCCCAGTTTGGATCATCAAATCTTTCGCGCTGTTCATCTACATACTGATTCCATTCTTTCTCATCCTGAGACTCAGCATCGGTTATCACCTTGCCCGCAAATGGATCAGAATGGAAATGACGCATTATAATGTGCCCATTCTTAAGACGGTACTGTAGTATTCCTTCACTACAACGACACTTATCATCAATATGATAAGGATCGCGCTGTCCTTCTGGGTCATATCTACCACTGCAACGATTGCATTTTGCATATTGTCCTTTGTTCTCACACCGAAAACAAGATGTACATGCACTCCAGCACGGAAGAGTGCTTGGATTTTCCCAATGAATTCCACTAAACATGTGTAGCTATCCTTCCTATTGTTTGTAACTCTTCTTTAACTTTTCGATTGACGGGTCTCTTAAACCGCAGTGAGATCTTAATATCATTCTCTGTGAGGTAGTAAATATACACCGGACAGTCTCCTGGATGCTTATGTATTAACTCCTTCATTCGTTCAATAGTATCATAGTCAGGCTGTTCTGGAAACTCAATGATGATTGGATTCCCGGAACCAAACTGGGGAACCTCGGGCTTAGACATGCTAGAGAAGAATATTTTACTGATAATGTGTTCATCATCTCCCTCCTGAGAAACACGTCCAGAGATTATTACGATATCTCCTTCCTCAAATTTGTTATCTCCGGCATTGCGCGGGAAAACTAAAACTTCCACGTTTCTAGTCATATCTTCTAAGGTCAGAAGAAACATCTTCTCTCCTCGACGCGTGATTTTAGGAGTTACTTTGGTCAGTATGCCACCTATAACCACGTTCTCTCCATCAGACAAATCCTCCAACCCATCAATAGAACAGGTCACACTTGAACTGATATTGTGCCACACTCCAGCCAATGGGTGTTCGGTTATATAGAGACCAAGCTCATCTCTCTCAGCGTCGAGCATCTCCATCTTCTGGTCTCTGTTCAAAACCTTATCTTCCTGCTTAGAAACCAGCTCATCAAACGCGCCTGAACTTAATAGGTGTTCTAAGGTTCCCTTGTTCAGAACCTCTTTACTGCATCTGCGCATAAAGTCATAAACACTTTGATATTTCTCTTCTGTCCGTGACTCCATAATTGCATGCACAACTGCAGGGCCTATTCCAGCTATTGAAGAAAGACCAAAAAGAATTGTGTCACTTGACTCTACTTTGAACTCAGAGAGTGAACGATTTATAGACGGTGGTAGCACATTAATGTCCATGTTTCTACATTCGTTAAGGTATGGACTAGCCTTCTCCTTGTTGTCGACAGAAGTCAGCAAAGCAGCCATATACTCTGCTGGGTAGTTAAACTTTAGATAGGCGGTGCAGTAACTGACCATGGCATAAGATGCAGCATGGGCTAGGTTGAAGGAGTAACCTCCATGGTACTCAATGTCCGAGTAAACCTGGTTTGCTTCAGCTGATGAGAGGATGCCGACCTCGGCCGCGCCCGCCACGAAGCGTTCACGCATCTTCACAATCTTGTCTTGCAGCTTTTTCCCGACCGCTTTGCGTAGATCGTCTGCTTCGCCGGGAGTGAATCCGGCCAGTTCCCGACTAACCTTCAATACGTCTTCCTGATAGAGAAGGATCCCGCGACTCGAAGACAGCAACTCATCGAGCGCGGCGATGCCCTTCGCTTCACGCCCATGCCGACGCGCGATATACATCCTATCCATACCTGAGCCCAATGGCCCCGGACGGTACAGCGAAATGAGCGCCATAATATCTTCAATGGAATTGGGCTGCAGGGCAACCATCATTTGCCGCATGCCCCCACTGTTGTGTACAACAAATGAATTGGCAACATAATTGTGGTGCGGAGCATTCATCATGAGATCGTATGTGTCTTTATCCCCAAGATATTCTTTGTACTCAATCGGTACAAATTTAAAACCACTGGGGATTTTTGGGCATTCCCAATCTACGAGATTTTTATATTCAAAAGCAATCTCCGCCATATCCTCCTTACAGAAAACAGCCTTGTGTTTCTTCCCACCTTTTTTAGACACAAGAACAGAATCTCCCTCATTAATATCACCCATTTCCTTCCAACCATCTGGAGTCATGAACCTATGTTTCAAGGTACCTTTTATCATGCGACCATCTGCCACAAGCCCATAAACAGGCTTAATACCTGATTTGACCACCTTGATGATCCGGTTGTGAGTTACTTTTCCATCAGAGAAGGATAGAGACCTTGTTTTCTGGTCAAAGTCCCCTGATTCCTGCATGCTATAAAGCTCTTTAAGTGAGTAAGTACCCACTCGCGTGTCACCAGTGAGACACTCTAACTGGAACACCCCGAGCGAATAACCTTCGCACAGCTTCCGGTATGTAAGCTCATCGTCAAGAGGAATTGATTCAATATCTAGAGTAATACCTTGACGCTCTTTGATGTTCTCAACACACACATTGATAACCCCTAGATTACGAAGTCCTAAGAAGTCGACCTTCAACTGGCCGCATTGTTCGACACGATGCATATCCCATTGAGTGACAATTGGACCAGGCTTATTCTTCTTAGGGCGTTGCATAACTGGAATAAAATTAGTTATGTCATCTTTAGCGATAACCACACCAGCAGCGTGAACACCACTTTGTCTTACCACTCCTTCGAGACCCCTTGCACCGTCAATTATTTCTTTGGTTGCAGCATCAGACTCATATGCTTTCCGCATGTCAGGCGTAGCTATAGACTGTGTTAGAGTCTTTGCTACTCCAAGTTTCGGCGGAGGCACCATCTTTGCGACATCATTACCCACACTATACTCATGGCCCAGCACACGAGCAGCATCTCTCACTGCTTGACGAGCGCCCACACGAGAAAACGTGCCAATATGAGCAACCTTCTCGTCACCGTACTTGCTACGCGCATAATCAATTACTTCTTCGCGACGTGTGTCATCAAAATCCAGATCGATATCCGGTGGTGACTTCCTGCCTTCAAACTCTAAACCTATAGGTGGAGTAGTTGGTTCAGCATCTGTCACTCCAATCAGATAAGCTATTGAAGAAGCATTAGGGTTGTTATACTTAATCCCGGTACGTAGAAGATCCAAATACCTATCGGCCATCTCAAGATACTGGACTGCTCGAAACTCATCTACTATCCATGCATTCGAAAGTACAGTTCTCTCCGATTGCTCGGTTAAACTCTTCAGTTCGGAAATCGAGTCCACTCTTTGACCCTTTCTTAATGTTACAACGCAAACACAACGGCTGCACATTCTCTATAACATTCCAACCACCGTGCTTATAGGAGAAAATTGAGGATCCCACTTATAGGTGGGCGGAACTAAGAACCGCTCAAAAAGAAGACCAAACTTCAACGGATCTAGGTTTGTGATACGTAGGGCGTAAGACAAAATAGAGCCAGCTGCACTCCCTCTCCCCCACCCGGTTCTGACTCCGTTATCCCGTGCCCATCGAGTTAAGTCCGACACAACAAGGAAGTATCCCTGGAAGCCGCTTTCTTTAACTACGCGTAATTCATAATTGACTCTGTCGACAACCTCTTGACTTAATGAGTCTCCATACCTCTCCTTGATTCCTTCCCATACCTTCTCTTCCAAGAAATCATCTACTGTTCTATCTTCTGGGATGGGGAAATCAGGGAAATGGAACTCATTGAAAGACAGATCTATGTCAACCATGTCAGCTATTTGTAATGTATTGTCTAGCCATTCCGGTTCAAATCGCTTAACCATCTCATCGTATGGTTTAAGATAGAACTCTTCTGGACGAAACTTAAACCGTTTTTCTTCATCTACTCTTGAGTTTGTAGCGACACAAAGAGTTACATCGTGATAATGAGAGTCCTCTTTATTGACGTAATGACAGTCAGCTGTAGGGACAACGGGTGCTCCTATCTTCTTTGCTATCTCAACAAGCTGAGGAAGTACAAACTTCTCTTCCTCAATGCCATGATCCATAACCTCAATGAAATAGTTCTCTTTGCCAACAATATCTTGCATGGTGGCTGCATGCTTGAGAGCAACGTCGAAATTATCTGCCATCAAAGCCTGTGCAACCTCACTACTTAAACATCCGCTCAGAATGATGAGACCATCTGCATGATCAGCAAGAAGATTATGGTCAATACGAGGCTTTACGTAGAACCCTTCAAGGAAGGCAAGCGAGGACAACTTAATTAAGTTGTGGTACCCCTTCATGTTCTTGGCTAGAATGCTTAGGTGGTAGGGCCCACGCTGAGCTAGCTCATCATTAGCCGGACCAGCACGCTCCTCATCATCTCTGTCGAAGCGAGTCTTGCGTGCCTGGTATGCCTCACAGCCAAGAATTGGCTTTACTCCACACTCTTGTCCTGCTTCATAGAAATCTAACCAGCCATGGATGTTGCCATGGTCTGTGATTGCCAAAGCTGACATATCAAGTTCAGCAGCACGTTGCATGTAAGCATCAATCTGCCCATGACCATCAAGCATACTAAAAGCTGTATGGTTATGTAGATTTATCCAATTCTTAGTCACGAAACGCCTTTCCACTCATAAAATGCATACGACACAACAAAACATAAGCAACACGGGATTTATTGGTGTCGCCAACAACTACTGTATCGCCTTCCGTGGTTATTGTTCCATCTATTGTTCTAGCATTGTGCGTAGCTTTGCTTCCGCACCAACAATAGTTTTCAACCTGAAGTTCATGAATCTTATCGGCTAGCTCCATTAGTTTCTTCGTTCCAGGGAATAGTTCTCCCCGGCTTCGGCCAGGGAGTAAGGAAAATTATGTAGGTTTTTAAGGCTATATCTTATTGAATTTTATCTTTGAGATGGATCCATCCTCGAAATAATCGATACTCTTTACACGAGGACAAATTTCTGGCTTATCAGAATGCCACCAACCATCGCAATAACGACAACGGTCTGGAGTGTTTGTAAGGGTGGTCGTATAGGAGTAAGGCCCATAAATATAGTCAGGCCAATAATTAAATGGTTGATAATAATTGGAACTATTAAAAGTTGATATTGAATTCATGATTTTCTCTCATAATCAGTTTTATAAAAACCGCTACCTGCAAGTGAAAAGATTCTGATCAACTCTTCACCGCAATGATATGTATTTTTCATGCGTGTTTTATATTCAAATTTGTCATCACATACTCGACATCTATATTCGTAGATTAGCACTTATAACCCGCGTTCTCTATCTGCCTGCTTAAGGGCCCTATCACGTCTATCTTTACTGACTATTTTGACTATACCTCCACAAAACTGACAAGGGATATTACCCCCTTGCTGGAAAAAGGGATTCCTAATTAATTTTTGGACATTTTGATCAGAATGACATTCGGTACATGTTGCAATCTCATTGTCTTCTTCTGAACGATTACTCATATTGCCTCCTCATACTTGCGACGGGCAGCACGTTCTGCGCTTTTCAGGGTTGCTTGTACTTCACGCTCTTCGAGTCCCATTCCAATACCGATATTATACAGCTTATCAGTCAAAGAATCAATATCTCTATCAGCTTCTAGTAGCGTGATATAAAGCCTATAAGCCTGACGGCTAAGAGTGTTATTTCTATCCTTACCTGGCTTTGCTGAATGCAAAGCATCCAACGCTGACTTCCAGACAATCTTTATGTACTTTTTAGACGGACCATCGAGTAAAGAAGAACCGTACTTATTGAACGCCTCTATCCGACGCCTGGCTATCTCTTGTGCTTTCTGGTCGTTTATCTCATCTTGTTTTGTTAGCCAATATTTTAACCACTCGTTAGCAGTTACGCTAAACTTGTGAATTGTGTTATCCAACTCCCTGGGTGCTTTAGATATGCCCAAGATAACATTCAAAGGAGACAGAAGTTCACTTTCGGTCAACCACACCTTGAACAATCCCGTCTCTTGATGTTGCGAATTGGCCATACGCCACATCCTGCGAGGTTCGTATACATTCCAATCAATTGTCTCCAGAGTCAATCTATCTGCAATGTATTCAGCTATCAATTTGAATACACTCGTTAACTCCATGGAAGAACTTACCCCAAGTGCATTGCTGTCTACCTCAATATGAAATCCCTTTAACCCTGTGAAATAAACCATTACTATTTCCGGAGGCACCACGCTCCCAAGATATTGATATAGGAGTCGAGCCTCTTGATGTGAATGTTCCAAATCAGCAGCATCAAGATCAAAGTAAAGAGGACTTATACGACGCGAGTCTAAACTACGATCTTCATATCTGAAAATAGAAGTATAGACACCAACATTCTTGTGCTTTTGTCGATACTTTTCTGTTTCTATTCCCAGCTTAAGCATCACAGATTCATCATTACGCTTCTCGCGAATGACGGCTTTTATATTGGGAACGTAATGAGCTACCTCTACGTAGTTCCAATCAAGGTAATAGCTCACTTGAACCCTCCTCCTCGTCCCATTCCCAGATGATATGTCCCGGCAATGCTTCTGCCTCATCATTAGCGCGATGATAATTGGACTCACGCAAAAAAATCTCCATGTTTTCATTTAGATAGAACCGACGCAAAAATCTTTGTTGAGCATCCATGATTATTTAAGACCATCCTCCCAACGCCAATCTTTTTGATTGTCACCATCAAGCATAATATGCAGTTTACTCGCAAGCAAGTCTGCCAGATGTAAAGTCAATTCTATGCTAGTAACTGGCATAGTCTCCGGAATGGGACTCCACGATCCTAGATGGCAGCGAACTATACGCAAAATAACGGCCAAATCCTCATCACTTATCCAAAGAGTAGACGAATGAATCTCATCGCTATATTTATTGTCTTCTAATCGGACAAACGCAACGAAAGCATCTACCGTATACGGATGCATGGGATCGTATATCATCTCCCCATTGGGCTGCTCATGTCCTTTGGTAATGTCATGAATAAGAGCTGCTGCAGTTATCTGGTCTAACTCATCAGATGATCTATCCTGCGCTACAGTCATCTCTCTTGCTAATCTAACAACTCGCTGCGTGTGTAACACAGAACCACCCGACTGCCGCTCATCTGGGGGATGATAGTTGCCGGTGAAACTAGAAGGATGAGACCAAAAATACTTTGGAGCTTTGATCAAAACAGCTCGCACAAATGACAAAATGCTCGGGTCCTCGATAAGATCTATCTCATCAAGTAAAGGAGTCAGAATTTTATCTTCTTCTATATAAGGCTCAGACTCGTCATTGAGAATTTCATTGAAGACATCATCCTTCATCTTTATCCATCCTATCCCAAATTATTTCGATACAGTGACTCACAAATTCATGAGGAGGCTTATCCACATAATCCATGATAGCAACCACTTTTTCTGTCTCCTCTTCACTTAAAAGATATCCTAATCGGTTACCGTCAAAATGAGCTTTTGTCATTTTACTACCTCTGGCCATGCGTCGAACTCTGCACAAGGAGCATCAAACGGACAAGCCTTACAATATGCCGTAAAACCGCGACGCGGAACAAAAATATCTGTATCCGCAACCTGTTGTACCCAATACAACAAAGCATTCATATCAGCTTTTGTAGGTTGCTCTACATCCAGATAACCGCCTTTAGCTGAAGATAGATCATAACATTCATAACGAACATTATTTTTAAATGAATCATTTCTATACTCAAAAGCTAATCGCATCGCCGCTAAGTCTAACGTTAACGAATCAACTCCGGGGCGTTGTTTGTTTATCCATTTGATGACACGATAATTATCATCTTCACGTAAAACCAGATCAATTGATCCTTCGATTCTTAAATTGTCTCTCACTGAGACCACATATGATTCATCTATTAGAAGTGCATCACCAACGTCTTCAGCAAACTCTTCGTAAAATCGCTCTAATGATGCAGCTGCAATATTACTGTAAGATGCCATGTTACCATGAGAAACTTCATGTTGCTCAACCGCCATATCATATGCTGTCATGTTTTTAGGAAACCAAAGTTTTTCCCAACGGTTGAGTATAGCAATATATGATGGCACAATATCAGCCTGCTTTTTATAAAAGAAAAAAGAAGCCACTTTCTTTAAAGTGTTTCCAAATTTATTGGTCATTATTTCGCGACTGTAAATTGGTATGTTTCTATTCTCTAGATATTTGTATTTATAATATAATTCACAAACCTGGAAATCTCTTATAGATTCTACATTCAATGTGAGGATATCTGTTTCAGTGGCAGGCATCAGTATGGCTCTCCTATATCTTCTACCGTCAAATCTGATTGGTACATCGATAGAGGTGGTAGCTCTAATTCTTGATATGACTTAGACTCATCATGATATTTCACCAAAGGTGGGTCCATCATAAAAGCAATACCCGTTATGCGGTTTTTGGGTATCTGTAATTGCATCACACTATCGTCTATTGAGTCGTCACCGTTTTCCGTCTTAGCGTCGGTAATAAAGATTGTCACCGAACTTTTCTGAGCAATAGACAATGAACCACCAATATCAGACTGTTGAACTACTTCCCGCTTTTCTTTCATACGATTTGAATTCTCTTGTGCAGTTATAATTACAGCAGCATCTAAATCTTTAGCCAGCTTTTCTAATCTAACCATCATCTCTTCATACTGACCCCAACGAGGAAGACTTTTGCCACCACCTTTTAAAAACATGGATTGGATAGTATCAATTATCACAACATCCGGTGCTCCATTGCGGCTTGCTACATCACGGACCCATATCTCCATATCTTCATAATATGAAGTCTCTGGATCGTGTTTCACCAGGAAACGACCATTCCATTCACGCATTTTCTTCTTGAAGATTTCAGTGTAGTGTTTTCTGTCCACTTCAGATAATTCTTTACCTTTATAGATATTCTGTTCCGTTATCTGTGTAAAAAGAATTCGTTCCCAGTGTGTTTTCGCCTCTTCGTAGTTGATATACAGAACAGTTCTGCCCTCATCAACCCAATGGTTCATAAGGTTCTTAGCCATCGTCGAGTTATGAACTACAAAATCTCTCACTAGGAAGGTGTGATCATCCTCCACCGTAAGGCAGCGACACAACGCATCCCCATCTGATGCGACTGAAACGATAGTGTCATAAATGCACTCTCTAGTATCGGGTGCATTAGGCGCCCAATCATCCATAATATCACGCTTGACACCTACAAAATCAATTCGTCTATTGAAGTTCGCCACATCCTCAATAGCGCCAATGCGTAAACGCCAGGACCAGTGAACCTCACCTTTGTATCGACCCTTCTTCGGGGAGATGCGGGAATGGATTCCAAGTCTCACCAAAAGTGATTGAGTACCCTCAAGAAGTTTTTTAGAGACTGAATAAAACTCAAGTACTGGAGTAGATTGGAAACCACGACCATATCCACGCCTTGTCGTGTTAGAAATGGTTCCATCACTCATGAAATATCGGCCCAAAAAGGCAGAAATTTGCTCGTCATCTCCTTGGAACACCCAATCAGGAACTTTCTTGTGGTGAGCGGTACCAATATCACCCACAGAGAAACCAGCAAGCCTGAACTGGTCTATGGACCTATCTGAACTGGATTCAGTAGTGATATTCGCAGGGATGACCAATAGATCCTCATTTGTTAGGTCTTCAGCGTTTTTCCACCCAGAATCCGTGAGAAATGGATGGTCAAGAGCGGCAACTATCTTTCGCCCCGAACGGGATATGATACGCACCGTTGGAAGAACACCCTGTTCATGTACCTGAGTTACTAGGTCGGGTTTGCCCTTGCTGTTGATCACTCGTTCACCAACAATGATGTCACCTAAACGCTTATAATTTCCGCCGGCCATAAGAACCGGAGTATCAACGTGCAAAGGCTTTCCCTTTCCTGAAGCTGCCAATATTGCATGCACCGCCCCCTTCATGAAGCCACCCTCATCACTGTATGACATTGCCCTGTTCAGTGATTTAAATGGTGTCGGTAGAAAGTTAGGCAACTCCCACAAACTCTCTGCGGTGTCCGCTATCCTCTCCCCGTCGAAAACAGACTTAAGAGGATCGACACCCGTCTGATTAAGCTGCCTAACCTCATCCGTTAAAGCGTTAACCCGCTCCACATAATCATCTGTGTGATCAATATTCTGAACAGTCTCATTTAATTCTTGAACTGTCAGAACCTGCTTTGCCTTATTGTATCGATAACGCAACAAAGAAGAAACAGCCTCAGGGGTGGAGGGCTCAACCTCATCCAGAGACCTCAGATAGAGGTTGACGCTTTCTTCACCCCCGAGAGCATCGTATAATTCTGTTTCATTACTCAACCACGACTTGAATGCAACCCTGTCTACCGGGTCGCATCCTGTCTTGCTGTAGAAGTCAAGTAGTGTCTGATAGAACTCTGAATGACCTTTGCCACCCTCCTTTAACACCTCAACGGGGAGGTGTTCTAAGAAGTAATCAATTGCTCCTTCCTTGTGCATCGAAAGTGCAAAAACTTGGTACTCAAGATCATTCTCTGCCACCATCACACCTTTTTAGTCAACCACGGCCACGTCTCGTTTTCATTTTCTGATATTGCTGTTTACGGTATTCACGATGCATTATCTTGCGCTCTTCATAGAAAGGATTACCTTTGTAGGTTGGAATCTTCTCTGTTTCTACAATAGGCGTGTTGCGAAACGCGTCGAGCATCCTCTCGTAAACAACCTCTTCAGTAAGAGTATCATTATACCGGAATACTACAAGTGCAATACCTAGATTCTTACAAATTTCTTCCTTCTTCTCATCACGTGCCTGCGACTCGTGAAAACCTCGCTTGTCACCATGAAAATGTTCGGTATAAAAGAAGTGTTGACGACCATGATATTCGGCTGCCAAATCATAACGAGGACAGTAAACATCCAACCGTAGCCTGTCTCCAATGGGCTCCTCAGCTCGTATCTCCTCTCCGGGTAGCAGCTTCTGCATGATAGCTGTCAATGCGCCTTGACCTCGGGAGATATTCCCCTTCTTCCGGCGCACCCAACTAAGACCCAGTTCTCTGATCTCGCGGGTTACCTCCAACTCCGTCCTACCCAACTCCATACCTATCTCATGGTTAGAGAAGTTAGTTTCGAATAGAAGGTCAGTTAGACGATCATCTTCATACTCGTCCCAAATCATTTTAAGTTTTCCTTTCGAGCGGGTGATTGTCTATTGAGAAGTTTAGATTTATATCACGAATCACCGCCTTTGCTGGAAACTATAGCAGAATAGTACCAGGATATCCACCAAGAGACCAACAAAAAAAGAGGCAGGAGCACCTATGGCTCCTGCCTCTAATAGGCGGTTAGCTAATCCGCCCCAAAACTCATGCAGTCATGACCTTTCCGTCGCTGTGAGCTGTGCCCTTTGCCTCCGTGGCTGAAATACGAACCGTATCCGCCTGCTCGCTGATGAGCTTACCAGTTACACCACGACGTCCGCGCGCAATTGCCATAGCATCTGTCTTACTGTTAGTTGCTACTACGGAAGTCTGAGTGACTACAAAGTACTTTAGCTTGTTGCTGGACATGATATTCCTTATCTCGAATGAGTGCTTACATGGATAAGTTTACCTCACGGCCACAATTTGTCAAACCACAGTCGTAAGTTGTACAGCTTTATATATGAATTACCATCTCAAAAGCTTCCTCGGGAGGGAAACCGTGATTAACGATATCATGAAATGTCTCTACCGCTTCTGGCATTTTCTCTGAAGGTACCCATTCTATGAGTCTATTAAGATACTGTTCAGACGTCACCATCATTCCTTCTTCCAAACGACTTCTACTGCTTTAGGCTTCTTCTTGTCTTTAGTACTGGCAGAAGTCTTGTGAGTCTCGAATTCATAAACTTCCCATTGACTAAAGATATCCTCATACAGCGGCGAACGATAACCCGATACAAGCACTGTAGCTTTTGATTTGGAAAGAAGTTTTGCCAACTCTCGGTGATGGGTGTCATCTTGCTCGTGCCTGTATGCCTCTCCTCCACTTCTCGAATCAAGAACATAAGGAGGGTCGCAATATATGACTGCATCTGTCCTATCGAACTGTTTAATAATCTGAAACGCATCTCTCTTAGCAACTGCTACGTATTTCATGCGTTCCGCCAAAGCATGCAAGCGCATAGCTGAATTATTAAAAGATGAAGGAGCCCAACCTCCCTCCGTCAAAGACAAACTCCAAGAAGACGCCTTAGTGCCACCGCCATTGTATGTCTGCGTACATAAAACAAAATAACGCCTAGCATCCTCAATGGGATCGCTTGCCTGCTCTTGCGCAGCCAATACTTCCTCTTCTGCGTATGGAGTCATCAGGAGTTTATATGTCAACTCCTGAGGGTTGTCTCTTAAGATACGCCAAAAATTGACAAGTCTCCCATCAATATCATTGATTACTTCGCGTTCTGCAGGTTCTTTAGCCAACAAAACAGCAGCAGAACCCGAGTAAGGCTCCGCGTAGAACCTGTGCTTTGGCATAAGTGCCGCTATCTTTTTCGCCAACCTTGCTTTACCCCCATAGTAGGGGATTACCGTTCTCATGTCACGCCCTTTTATCACGGGTCTTCTCTCGCCATTCGGCGATGTGATCTGCTGCTTCTAACCAACCAATTGCCTGCTCGGGGAACTCTTCTGCACTAATGCAACAATTTTCATGCAACTGATCCCAAAACTCAACAGGAGCTATTACAGCAGCTTCATCTGATTCTAAACGAAAACTTAAACGACGCTTCTTCACTTATTCCACCTTCTTTTTGCTAGGTTTCTTATTTTTGATTTCTGCATTAACCACTTCTTCTTGTGGCACCTGATGCACTGAAAGTATCTCGTTATCTGGCTGATAGGTAATAAAAAAAACACGCTTCTCATCTAAAGGAACCCCTGGTGGCGGTGGAGTTTCTAAAGCCACATCTTTTGATGCAGTACCAAATACTTGACTCTCATTCTGATAGAGAATGATGTAGTTACAACGCTGAGCTGGCATTTCCACCCTTCCATGTTAGATCATTCTCGGCTAGCAAATGAGCAACATTATACCAACGATTATTATCTCTGCTGAATGTTATGTCTGCAGAAAACTGCTCCGGTCTAGAGCGGATGGTTTTAATAAGTATTGATTCAGCAGCACTCAACCATTCCTCGATTGCATCCCATGCACATCCATAAAGGTAGATCCCTTCACCCACAAATAATCTAAACACTCGTTCATTACGGATGCCGAAACCCAAATCTACATTCAACAAAATACGTCCATTTTCAAGAACACGAATAAACTCTGCATCGTAAACATAAGTTCTATTCATATTGGGTACACCAGTCTTTCTATCCCAAAAGCCTGTAGGACCTTAGAGCACCAATCGCATGGTGCTCGGGTGATATACATGGTACCACCACGAGCTTCATCACGCGCATAAGCCAGGCAGTTGACCTCAGCATGCAACGCAACACATGAACTATAGTCGGACCCAGGAGGCAGCTCCTCGTAACTCAGGAGCCCCCTAGGGCAGCCGCCATCGGTACAGTGTACCTCACCTGCCGGAGCGCCATTGTAACCAGTAGAAACGATTCTATTACCCTTCACAAGCACTGCACCCACACGCGATCGAGTGCACGCCGCTCGCTTTGCTACCACCATAGCTATCTCTGCAAAATATTGGTCCCAAGTTGGCCTTTGTGATTGCGATATGAGACACAACGGGTCTTCTGCTTTATCTTTTTCTTTTGCTTGTTCCTCAGTAAGATGCGGTTCTGGACAGTCTGAATAACAGCCTTCATATGGTTTGTGCAGATGAACATCAGACATTGATTATTCCAAACGCTCCAATTAGAAGGATGAATGCTAGCACACGCTGGATCCAGAATATTTTAGGGTCATCTATCTGAAAGGACACTAACACCAATATGATGGCCCACAACATTAAGAAGGTAGGAACTATCACTGCGATCAAAAAGTCCACTTTAATCCGCCTCCATCATTTAGCTCATGTCTGAATTGCTTCCATCCCAAAAGATTACCGAGGCACTTTGCACTGTATGGAGTAGCTACGTGTTCCATGGGGCTAGCATGCATTGGATCTGCAGAACTAAGTCGATCAAAAAGTACTAAATCTTTCTCCATATTTCTTACGCCATCATGTGTCAGATAAGATACGCGTGCGCACCTTGCTGAGCTAACTCTCTTAAGTAGCTCTACGTCCTCAGTATCAAACTCATCCTCTTGAATATAAGGAAGGTGCCAATCACCATAATTTAACTTTTCTGGCACTGACCCTAAGTAAGCATAGCGTATAGCCTCTGCCACTGCCTTTATCTCTGGCTGAGCCATCTCGTTACATCTAAGACCGAAAAAATTCTGCCACTCGGTTGCTGTAACAATGACTGTATGCCACATAAAGGGCTCTAAGATTCGGTTGACGACAGACTTGTGCACACCGATTTCATGCATACTCTTTGCAGCCTTAATAGCCGCATTTCGCGCGTTGTACCATTCTTCTTTCGCCATAGCCCTGTCGTCTGGATGTAACTCCTCTCCGCCCTGCATCCCCCGCCGTTCAGCGGGGAACGACACGGGGATAGCAGGATCATTAATCACTTTTTCTAATTGCTTTCCAAAAGGAATAGCTCTACTAGATGCACTATTACGACTAAACATTCTGTGGGTATTGAATTCAGGCAACACAAATCTATGCATCGTTGCCTCTATAGTTGTCAATCTATCCCCATTCGAACTTATGCTGTCTTTTATAACTCTTGCTTCACTACTCACTTTTTATGCCTATCGGTCGAGTTTTCTAATACATAAATCTTATCAGATAATATCAGAAATCGCCTTCTTCTAATCGATGCACACAGTCTTCACACATGTATTCATCTGTGCATTCGTCACAGTCTTCTCCCATGCACTCAGGACAAGTACATGCTGACAGCACTGTGGATATTGTATCAGTCAATTGAATCAATTCGCGCACATATACACTTAGCTCATCTGGAAACTGTGTTTCTGGATCGAACATACATTGCATTAAATATCTACCCAGATAGGTAGCAGATTCATTCATACCCAGGATTGCTCGGCTGACTTCTTCTGTAGTCAATTTGTCGAATCTTGGGTCTTTCAAGTCCTGCATATCTAATCCATCAACGATAACGTTGAACTCTTTTTCCCAATCTTCATTCATACTAAAACCTTTGTGAGTTAGAGGGCGGAGTATTTCTCCCCGCCCCCATTATAGTACTATTATCTACTTGTTGCACAATAGGTACTTAACTTCTATTTGATTGGGCATGCGCCTTGGGCACAGTTTTCATCTATTCCATCTCCAATAAGCACCAAATGACCTCCGTTCATCAGTGTCTCATACTCTTCCTTAGACAAGGACTCATACGGGCTCTGAGGACGAGATCCATCAACCATCAGGGTTGTCCCCTTCAATTGAGGAAGATAGTTGATTAAGGTACTCATTGTCTTGTCTATTTCTTTTTCAGGTGGAGCTGTATTGGTGATTTCCCATGCGGGCACACCTGCATCGACCTGGAGTTGTACATGATCTAATTGCTGTTGGTGCGGCTTAACGTTCACCGTAAAACTTACGGCATTATCCGCATAATACTCCTGGTACATTGCTTGTACGGCCAACATATCCGGAAGAGAGATATCAGCTGCTGCCTCGATTAGGTAGTCAGCATCAAAACCTAGTTCTGCTACTTCATTGAGTAGATTGTTCTTAGCAATAAAGGAAACAACCTTTGTATTTGGGGTGTAAATGTCATCTTCTATGTGATAACCCTCACGCTCGAACTCTTCGAGTTGAAGAATCTGCCCAGGGTCAACTGTTGAGAAACGCACACGGTTGATGTAATACTTGAACAATGCTGGATGAATACCTTCTGTGCGGCCAGCCAGTTTCGCAATGGTTCCAGTAGGAGCAACCGTTGTTACCTTAATGGGCTCAGGGATACGCAGGTGGAACGCATAACGACGAGCCTCCTTGCGTACTGCATTATGAAAATCGCGCAATGTCTTGCGTACCAATGGATCGCGATGGCTATCGCTATAACGGATGCCCTGCTTAACCAGCCATCCCTGGAACCCAAAGTGCCCTACACCAATTCGCCTATTTAATGAACCTATCTGCTTAGAGCGTTCATTTGGTATATCACCAAAAGTTGCACGCATAAGAAATCGAGTCATCAATCTATGGGCTTCTATAGCACCTTCGAAATCGTCGCAATAGGCATCAAGGTTAACATGGCCCAAGCAACAATATTCCCACTCCTCAAGGGCAATTTCACCACAATTAGATACGTTTATACCACCTGTCCAGTAGGTGTGAACAGAGTTATCGACAGTAATATCAAACACCTCTTCAGTCGAAACGTATTCAATTCCGATGACTTCATAGGAGTCCTTGCGATGACCGCGAATATGCGACAGAGTGCTTGACAAGTTCTCTCGCTTGTAGTCCTGCAAGAATGACACGAGCACACTAAATTTATCACGATCTGACGTGATATTGACATCGTATGACTCTTTGCAGACATAATCGCCATTTGCAAATGTTACGGGCTTACTCTTGTTGGTCGTGTAGTAGGACCTGATACCGATGGAGGACAGCATGAGCTGAACTTGATCTCTCATGACGGGAGACGTCAGCTTCAGCGTTACCCGGTTATCGACAACCGACCCGTTTGCGGAATACAGCCCACGCAATACAGAAGCAACCGTCGCCTGACTAGCGTAAACATAGTGGTCAGGCAACTCGCGGTCATGAATTGGAACCATCTGTTCTGCGTTTATATCTGTCTTAACCTCGTAAGCATAGTCCTTGATTCCTGGCCGGTGATCTCCGATGAGATTTGCAACTTCACTATCAAAGTAGTCATGATCATTACTGCCGATACACAGAAGCACCAAATTATTACTCGCCTTGTGCACCATGCCATCACCGATGACCAAACCGGCCATAACAGCATCTAGATCCCAGCCATGAGAAGCGTTGTCCGGTCCGGAAAGCGCGTCGAGACTCGTAGCATACTGCACCTCCATCTTTTCTCTATCAGAGAGAACACGATGGCTTTCCGTTCCATAGAATACGCCCGCAATCGTGCGATAACTATTAACATCCTTGATGCCATTCGACCACTTATTCGTAACAGTGGTCCACCCCGTTTCTGACCATATCTTGTCGCCGATTTCAACATCATCGAGCGTTCGCAAACCATCCGGAGTCACGATGGGGGCCCATCCCGGCTGACATGGATTTGTAGACGCAACCTCACCAACTTCACCGACCTGTGCAAGACTACGGTTATAGAAACCAGGCTCACCATTGGTGAGCATTCCAACTATAGCTGCCTTGTAGACGTCTCTAGCATGCTCGTCGTCTCTCTTGAGAGCTTTAAAGAAATCGTCATCGATCTCAATAGAAATGTTTGTAGACCAATGCTCACCGCTATCAGCTTTGCAGTTAATGAAATCAAAGATGTCAGCATCTGCCCAATTCTTGATTGACATACGAGCTGAATTATGAACGAGAATTCCATCAACAAAGAACTCGTTACGATCTTCTACTTCGATATCGTAGGTTTCGCCGCTGCTCCCTCCTTCTATGGTCTTGACCCTCAGGGGTAAATAATCCCATTTAACAACGAAGTGCTCTCGTACTGATTTAATCGCAGAGCGAGTACCACGAAAATGAAACACTTTGCCCGTCTGATGGGTAAAAAGATTATCGATACTATAAATTGATTTATCTTTCTCCGATGTCAGTACATGTGTCAAAACTTTCACCGTTTTATCGAATACTACCTGTGCAGCAGAAAGCTGTGAAGGCGTATTAGCCAAGTTCAAGTACCAACTCTGTCGATGGCTCTCGGAGACGGGTGCTGATCCACGCTTCAGTACGGGATAGATACCTAGCGAGAAATACATTCGTTGAACCGATCGTATAAACGATTCACACGATGACCACAAAACAGTGCGGGTATTCTTTTCGCCATCGGTATCCCACAAACCAGCGAGGAAGGATGCTCTCTCACCTGCTGATGCACCCCAAAGATAATGAGGAATCCGAACTTCACCAAATGGTTCTTTCAATTCAACAAAAGCATCCAGAGAATTGTCAGCAACATGCATGCGCAGTTGTCCACTATTGTCATTTTTGTACTCTTTTACCGCATAACCATTATTGCGCAGAACGTCTAACATGCGATCTTTTACTTCAGGTTCGTTTTGATTGAACGAAAAGCTCCATTCTTTTAAAACCTTATTCCATCTTTGACGCGTGTAAAGAGATCCATCCCCACAGTATGCACCATACATCCAGGCCTTCTTGTCTAGCCCATTATCGGTCGTATCGCCGGTAACGGTTTCTATACCTAAAAGAATGTCACCTTCCTCTATGTCTGCAGCTTGCACCCATTCGTAATCACCTTCTGCTGAAGATAGAATCGCGACTCTATGGTTTGGAGTGCACTCCAACTCTGATCCGTTCGCAACAGTTATCTTAAGTGTATTCTGTACACCCTGTTCAAATTTTTCCACAACGGATCTGTAACCATCTGCGGTAAGTACATTGTCGCCCACTTCAACATCTTCTATCGGCTTCATCCCTTCGCTTGTGTGCACCTGCGCAGCACCTAAGAGGCATCGGCGGACGTTTCCACTGACGACACATTCACCAATCCAGTGGTCAACAAGCATGGCATCAAGGAATGATATCTTCTGACCTACGCGGTCAGTAAGTAATGCTGCTGTCTGTCGTAGCAATTTAGCCAACGGCATAGGACCTGCTGCCGTTCCACCAAACGACTTAATCTTGGCACCCTTGTGACGAACAAGACTTACATCCAACACCAATAACTCTGTGCAATTCCAGAACGAAGTCAATAAAGTAGCAAGGGCCTCACTCCACCCTTCTCGCGAATCGTCAACACGAGTAGCACCGTCCCACTCGTAAGAATATTCAGAGCTCAGAACACCCATGTTGAGAAGCTCGTAATAGTCAGGGTGATCGGGATCACAAACAATGTGAACGTCCACTCCATGCTTTATTGGTTCATACTGGTCGACATACTGAGAAGAATAGTTGGCACCAACACCGCCCCCCTGCATTAATTGATCAAACGTGAACGAGAAATGTTCGGTTATATCTTCCGCGTCCCAGCCTGCTACGTGGCAATTGAACAGGAATTGTCTACCAGGGACTCCACTCATCCAAAGATGTCTTCCGGCAGGAAGTGCTTTGAAGTTGTAGAACATATCAATGAGCTTGTCTCTTTCATCCTTCTCGTGATATTTACTATCTACAAGTCCTAGGTTGCCATCAACAACTCGTGTTACAGTATCCAACCACTGCTCAGGTTGACCATCTTCTTTAATGCGACGATATGTACGCTCGTACACAGATTTCCCATTCGGACCCCATGTCGGTTCATTCATAAAAATTAGCCTCTCAGTTTCTTTATCCATTTAGAATTCGTTTTCTCTAATTCTGCTTTCTTAATTTTGAGCACCTGATCCAGACTATAAACATCAAAGATCGTTCTTTCAAAGAAATATCCACTTCTCCAATTGACGATTTTATCTACAGCACCACGGTGATTCTCGAAGATATATGAAACAACCGCTCCGCCATATGTCATTACCAACTGTCGAAACTTGTTCTTCAGATCTGGAGTTAGCTCTACACCTGAGTCTTCTGCCTTGCCACATAACCACTTAAATGCCTGCCTACTATACGGCTGGTAATCTATTGGATCTATAACTCCTAAACTTAAAGCTTTACGCCTATACTCTGTTATCTCTTGATCTCTTCTTATTACTTTTTGCAACTCTGCAAACCAATCTCTATCGTTGAATTGATGAAACTTTTGTCCCCAAAACAAATGATTTTCTGGATTCTCCATATCGATACGAGTAGTTCTGTCAAAAGCTGGAAGCAGTATCGTGAAAGCAACTGCTCTTCTTACCAGATTCTTAGCCTCCTCGGGACCGTGTTTGCGTTCTAGCTGCTTATATAATCTCCCAACATGTGGCCACCAATCGTTCTCGGCCACGTAAATGGTTAGCAGCTTTTCGGCAACAGGTTGTGTTATCTGATCGTTTTCGAGGACCTTCTTGACTTCTTCCTCGGGAAACACAATGCACCTCTTGTTCTCTTTGGGGTGGAAGATTAATACTATACCACCAGCCATCAAGAGGCAACTCGCTAAACGTATCAATTGGTCTCAAAACCCGTAAAACTCCCCATACAATGCCGAATCCCGCCCAAGGGCGGGATCGACAGAAGCGAATTAAATGCTCATTCTGTGGTTTTATTTTGCTCATATACTGTTACTGGACCATCAACATTTCTTCGAACCAAGAACCAAATACCAATAGCTCCCAGCGAAGTCGCTGCACTTATCCATGCTTCTTGCTGCTCTACTCCTATGTCAATACCAATCGCATTCAATACAGCCCAGGCAGCTACAGCAATCGTTGGGATTTCGTTAACAAGTTTCTTCAAAATATCAATCATTTAGACTCCTTAAACACTAAGCGCTTCAGAAACACCAAAATACTCTTTGGTTCTTTGGAAAGCATTTGCGTTACTTTCCTCTGCCTGAGCATATTTCACAGAAAGCAGCTCACCAGGATCTTCTACGATATCGTCTCCGACACCCTTATACTCATAAGGGGCGTGACGATATGCGTAACTTGGCAGGTTGGGGTCATCCCAAGCAAGGAGAGCTTGACCATCGAAAGATGCATCAGCAGCAGGGACCCCATAGAAGTACCAATTGCTATGACGTGAGAAAGTAAACTCACGAGTCTTAGCATCCTCAACTGTGTAACCCCACAACATACCGATAGCATCAGTACCATTCGCAGTTTCAGCTGGAACAGCTATCTCTACTGCAGCAGTAGTTATTACCTCAGCAACAACCCCAGTAGCAGTTGAAGTGAAAGCAACACCATCTCCAGCAGTATTTTCCCCAACTGTTACACCAACACCCAACTGCCCATCGATGTCTGAGATAAGAACACTCAGTGAAGATAAAGTATAGTCAAAATCAATACTAACGGTTGTAGCATTTACATCAAAAGCAAAAGGAGCACCTGTAGCTGTTGACCAGTCCCCAAGGGTTACAGCATCACCTTCAACGACCGCAGTCGTAGCAGCCGTGTAACTTGGGAACATATTTGCTACACCTTGGTACTCCCAGTAAGGATTGCGAAGATAGGGAGCATTCTGTCCGCCATGACTATACTTCGCCAATTCCATAGGAGCATATGCATGACTTCCTGTGAACATTTGTGTCAGCAAAATACCGTTTGGATGAGCCCCTGTTCCAGGAACATAATCGATAAGGGGAGCATCTTCTAATAGATGAGTCGAGCTTTGCAGTGACCAATTCGAGTAGACACCCAGCTCACCCGTTACGTTGTGCTTCCAATCGTTTGTATTCTGACCCTTGTATGTCATCTTCAAACTCCTTGTTATGTAAGCTTAGGTGGGGCCGTCAGTAAGTAACTATAAGGTCCTAAGGCCAAAATTCATCGTGCACATAGCCGGGGGATGAATACCTGACGGCCCTTGTTCCTATAGTAACTACCATCAGCTATAATCCACGATCAGACCAGACAATGCTGGAGTCCAACTATCAGTGTTTTTTAATGTGACTTCTATCCAAACACTTTCTGAATTGGGGATTGGAACTATACTAAAATCACCTGAGACATTCTGCCACAACACTCTGTATTCAAAAACACTGCTTAATTCTGCCGGATGTACATTCCATATCTCGGGTTGAACGTCATCCACTTGACTAATTGTACCGGCAACGGGTGCATCCACTCGTATCATAACTTTTCCTTCTTGAAGATACTTGTTGTACCTCAGGTCAAGTTGAGACAAGCCATATGAATAGATATACTTGCCTGCTTCTTGATAATAATTATCTTGATGCAGTCTTATCTTAAAAGCTGTAACCGCTTTTGGAGAAAAGTGATATGAACGTGGCCCCGTATTTAGAGCTGCATCGTCTCCTTCGTTAACGCCAGTCCAACCCCCAGGGATGACCCAGCCCTTAGCAGCATCTTCTCCAGAATAATGCTCCAGACTGTTAAATGGTTCATACCCGTCAGACTCCCTCAACACAGGATCAGGACGCAACGTATAAGATATTTCTCTAATTGTTGTTCCAAAATACGGAAATGGATGGACAATAATATTGTTTGAATTCGCAGTGGTGAACAGATCTGTAGGTGCCTTGACGTAAAGGGTCAATTCGGCGCCTTCTGCATTAATGCTTTCTACAACTACATTCCTCTCCCAGATAAGACCGGGCTTTCTAAACAAAGCGTACTGCGGTTCAGAAGAATCAATATACGCAGTAGGACTATCCGCTGTAGTATCACTGCCCATAACCCTCATTTCCAATGAGGACGGAATCACTTCCCTGCCATCTGTGTCCGTGTGAAAGAGTTTGGACATACTGCTTGAAGTGATATGCGGCAAAGTAAGGATACCATGCTGTACATCATATGTGCATCTATCTTCAGCAAGTATCTCAAAAGGTGTGGCATCAAATAAATCGTTGTCTATCTGATCTGTAGAATAAAGACTAAATCGATTATTACTTGCTTCCAAAGCATCAATTCTTGCTTCCATATCACTAACAACACGGCTAAAGGACAAGTTTTCTTTTACAAGCCTACGGAAGAGTTCATCCAGTTCAACATCTGCAATTCTAGCTTTATTCATGAGCACAACAATATCTTTATAATTCTCTTCTACACGCTTGTTGTAATCTCCACTAGTACTTGGACCCCGATACTGCGCAGATCTTTTTTGGGTGTACATCGAACTCATAATTGTGATTCCTTTTCATATATAACGGCCATGTATGTTTTGATGCTTATCATGCCACATATGTTCCGGTAGCGACAACCGTATCGTCAGCTTCGGTGGCGGCTAGCTGCCCGACGAATATCGGCGGAACAGCGACCTCTAAGGCTTTCGTTCTTCTTTGAAGTTTATCTAATCTCTCTGTCAGATTCACTATTCCCGACAAATCGGGATCCAGTTGCAAATCTCCATCTAGAAGAATATTCGCATTCTCAACAAACTTAATCTGAAACTCTTCGTGTGTGTAATATAATTTGCTTATTGAATAGTAAAGCTGATCAATCTCTAGATTGATCTTTTGGCTTTCTCTAGCCCCCCGGAAACGATGCCTAAATTTAACGAATTGAGGTGTGCTAAAATAGGTTCTTCGACTATCGGCAGTATAATACTCTAATGCCATTATCCCTCCGCATACGAGTAGCGCACTCGATACTTCCGCAATTCAGGGCTAACATTTGGATTGTTGTTAGCACGACTCAGTTCAGCTCGTAACAACACAGCAGTGGGGCCCTGACCCGTTCCGGCAGTATATTGTAGTTGATAATTAGTGGTTGGTTTTCTTCTGGATATGAGTTCATCCTCGTGAACCGTAAAGGTTTTAGGTGAACCTGATTCATTATACTTCATAGTAAACAGATCAACGTAAGACCAACGAGACAGATACACAGATCCGTAATTATAAAGGTTATCCCTACCGAAGAGGCTCACTGCCCCCATAAAGAGATCTGTAAGCTCAGAACTGGTAGGTATCCTAATAAGTAAAACAATATGATTCAAGCCTTCCGCAAAATTCCACGGCAACTGCATCTTATCGGTGCCAGATGGCAAATGACCCAAAGGCTTACCGTTCAGGTAGATGTGAATATCCCAAGTCCTCGAACGTGGGTCCACCTTCTGAAATTCAGCCAAGAAAGTAGACCAGGATGTGTCGGTATGCAGATATGTCTCTACGAATATGTCTTTACCGACAGCACCGATATCTCCACCATAAAAGAACTCATTACCAGTATCTATACGTCCAAAATCTAGTGTTGGGTTCTGAGTGGCAAATACCTGAGACCAATAAGGCAAATCAATCTCATCAAACGAAATGATTTCGTCTATGCTCTTTGAATATATTCGAGTGGTATTGACACCCTCTAGGAGAATCATCGAATTACTAAATGGCTGATCGTCTAACTCTGCTATACGATATATATCTACTCCAGGCATAATTGAAGGAGTGGGATTACGCTCTTGTATGGGTCCCGAATTTTTCATTGGGATTATCTGCATATCGTTATTATGAGGATTATTTCGAATCATTCGTGTATTGGTTATAGCTCCACCAAAACGGATTATCTTATCTCCAGGTTCACTTGAATCAATTGGGACTACTTCTTGCCAAACATAGTCTTCTACCTTAGGCAACTTTGGCAATGCTTCTTCAAAATCAAGGTACTCTGACATATCAGAAGGAGCAATATAGTAATGAATTTGACAATCTCCCGGGATGTCTGAATCTATTGACAACGAAACCGCATCAATAGCTGCATCTCCAGCATAATCTTCTGGCATCTGCAAAGGCTCAGATACTATTCTCGCATTACGTTCATAAACCTGGTAGATGAATCTGATTTCACGAGCGCCAAAGATGTACTTGTAACGCATAGACCCGTTCTTGTTTTCTGAATAATCTGGATCTACTTTTCGCAACGTCATTCTAATGTCTCTTACTTCCTCCAGCGAAGAGCCAAATGACATCTTGCTTGTACTACGCTCTATTTTCGATCCAAAACCCTGCCAATCTGCTCCACTACGTGTTTCAAAGAACACTTGAACCGCAGTAGAGCCATAAGGAACCAAATCTATTCTTGAGAGATGAACTGGATACTCGTTACCAAGACGTAATTCAACTTGAACAACAACTTCGCCTGGTTGTTCAGATTCAACCTCAAAAGCCCATACCATATTGTCAAGCGAATCTTCCAATGCACCATTAAAAGACGATAATTCGGTATACTGAGCAATCGATCCATTAGCTTGAACAGATATACTCGGACGAGACACCCATTCTTTGGGAACGGTAGAAGTGGTTTCACTGCTCGTCGGTAGTATTACGGTACCAGAATCCGTATCGACCTCGGCAGAGGTAAGATAAAGATTGACAAGACCTAGATCACTGAAGTTGTCTGAAATACTATAAAAATATCCATCTGTATTATTTTGAGATAGAAGAAAATCATCGATTTTTGTTTCAACACGTTTTCTTTTATGGTTCAGCCTATCCAAATCTGTCTGCATTGAAGATGTTAACATTAATATCTCTTCAACCTGCCGTAACGATGTCTCATATAGAACATCAATATTTACAGAAACATGCCTCAGAAGTGTGTTGTATTTGTGTGGATCAGAAACCATCCCACCTAAAATGTCAGTCAGTGGCATCGGCAATGGTTTACCAGCTGGATATATAGAGAAGTATTTTGCAATTTTCCCCATGATAGAATCCAGCAAAGGCTGAGTGCCAGAAGAATAAAGAATCCGAACCACATCTTGCAATAAGCGTTCTGTCTGTACTGTTCTGATACTACTCATCGACGCTTCACCTTCAAAACATAAGACTTGAGAATGGGGGTAGTTGTATTGTAATCAGGCGGACGTGTGAATTCCACCTTCAGCCTTAGGGATGTAACCGGCATTTCAGTATCATAGTTTACAACATTTGCTTCTTGTAAAGACTCATGTATAGGATCATTAAAGGCTATCTGTTCGGGTATGCCATTGTAGTTGTCTTCTATTCGAGATATCTGATACCAATTCTCTCCGTCGTCTGGTGTAATGTAAAACTTAACCCAATGCTCTGTTGAAGAGTAGATATCCGGAACCTGAATATCAGCGCTTTCAAGCATGACCCTATCGATAAGTCCACTTACTCGCATTGGTTTTGTGATAAACATACTGTTGGTCTTGTATTCAACTTGCTGCATCAACAAATCTCTTATACCAATAGCCCATCTTTTACCCTCAAAGTACTCACGTCTTTGCAGGTATTCACCAATAGCTCTAACTTCGAGATAACGTGTTGGATCATCCTCTGGAGGAACAGGGCCTTCAACTCGTGCGTCTGTATTATTACGACGCACCCAATAAATATGACCTACATTAGCTTGTATCGAATTGTGCTGCTCCACGAAGAAACGCACATAACGTACATCCTTGGCCTCAAAAGCCCACAAAGCTCTACGGGTTACCATGTTATCTGCGGTACGAGCCGACCTTAAGTTAACATTATTGCCAACCCAAACATTAGTCGGGAATACTCTAGCCCAATCAGTTCCGTCTGATGATATTTGTATCTGACGTACAAGAACCGGATAATTTGCATTATTGTCCAGACCATATGGAATGAATTCAATAGAGTTTAATGTCTTTATATTACCAAAATCAAACTCTAGCCCTAGCTTTAGAACTCCATCATCAGGAGCTGTAGCCCAGTCCACCAGCTCTTGATTATCCTCAGCATCAGTTCTCATATATGTGAAATTGTAGTTCTTAACCGATAGCTTCTGAGATTCTGTCAGATGATGTAGCTCATATTCTATCCAGGTATCTGGTGCATCATCAACTACTGAACTCATATCCGAATAATTACGACTCTCCGCCTTAAAGGTATAAAGGCTATCACCCGATTCGGCATCAACTAAGGCTTGACCAGGATCTTCTATCTCGTGATTATTACCCAGAAATCCATTTGACGTTGTAAGGATTCTTACAGATGCATCTTCAGAAAGGTTGATCATTTGACCGTCTTGGCCAAGCGTCACATTACCCGGACTGAATAGGGCTGCCCTCTGCGCCGGAGGTGTCATCTCTATATCTACAAACTCGAAGCTATTAAAAGTATCTCCGAAACTTACAACACTTGAATCAATAGCATTAGAATATAGCTGCAGTGTCTTGAGTTTATTGTTTACTCTGTCATTATCGTTCTGGGCATGTTTCAATTCTGTTGCAATAAGATTATGAGAAAAGATGGTTGCAGCTCTTAGAATATCAACCTGCTGCTGTAGGAGATTAATGTCTTTTTCTACACGAGCCCAGAATCGATTTGTTTTTTCACTCAACGGAGGTTCTGTTTCATCAACAGGCTCATATTCCAGCATAGGTCTGCCAGCACTATCAGAAAAATTAGTAAGAACTGCCGCTAGCTCCCTAATCAGATCGGCAGTGTCTTTGACTGCACCAGAATTTTGTGCTTCTTTCAATTCTTTTAAAAGATTTGCTGCTTGACCGTAAAGCAGAACACTCGGTACTAATTCGCCCATCAAAAAATCCTAACTTATATCGATCGGACATCTGGATAGCGTGTTTTCGCTTTCAGATGTACATAGTCTACCTTGGGGCTAACATAATCCTTCACATTACATCTTAACACAACTCTGAATCTTACGTTATTTTGTAGATATTGATAGTAGACACGGAAAGGGGTAGTTATTGCCTGATTAAACATAATAGTCGAACCAGAATGAATATAATAGTAACCGTCCGAAGGCATAGCTACTGATACATTATTCTCGTAATCGGTAATATTCTGCGCAACGGTACCATCATTCAACTGAATTGTTATCGGCTGATAACCGCCTTCAGATGCTAAATTGGGATCAACATATGGCCGACTACTCAGTGTTATTGTGTTCCTGTCCTTAGTTGATAAGAACTGTTCACCAGAACCTGTTGAATCATACGCAAAAACTAGAGGTGGCAATTCATAATTGTCTCCTTCAAATGAAACAACAGTCCTATCAGTGTGTGGATAATAATCACACGTGAATATGTCGTCATCTGTAATTGCAGCCAGATTGATATCCACCCCAGCAGCACTATCGGGCTGGTTCCCTGAAATGACTTCCATTACTGACCCAAAACTCATCAAATATCCATTACGGTATATCGCCATTCGCTGACTTGCACTAGCCAAAAAGCGAAACCTAGCTCTACCTTCCGAGTTCGCGAAAAGACGCTCTCCTTCAACCATGTTTGTATTGACGGGAAGTATTGGTTTCCAATCAATTTCATCAACCGGATTAGATTGGTTTGAAACAGAATACTCAACAGAAGTTAATTGACCAGAGTGTCTTGCTGATTGACTTACAAAATAATTGCTCTCATCCACCTTAATTCTAACAACGCCAATATCTCCCGGAGCAGGCAAAGGCTTTGAAACATATACCCCCTTAAAGCCCGGGCTCTCAACACCAATACCCACATAATGCAGGCCCATGTTGTAGTAGTAGGTAAAACCTGACTCAACGACTTGTGTATTAATTGCCTTGTCAACAATCTGTGATATCGGGTTGTCTGTAGCAAGCATTTTCACATTGCGAGTGACATTGAAATCGCCATCATACCTACGAATGTCATTCAAATTAGTATCGGTTTGTTGTAGCACGTCAAATACAATAAATGAATTCTGATCTGTTTTTTCATCCCAGATACTGAGCCTATCAAAGCGAAATGCCAAAAGCAGATTCGCTTCATCCATAGAACCTCTATTAGCATCAAAGTTGGTAGCGGGCAACGAGATAGATTGATTACCCTCTCCCATCGCCTCTAATAGGATGGCTTGCTCAATAGAGTTAACAAAGAAAACTCGCTGATAGACATCACTACCGCCAGCCTCCCTGCGTTGATTAATACTCTCTAACATCTGATTGTAACGATACTCAATGACATCTTGATGCTGGGTGACGCGGTTGTATGCTGGTTGATTAAGTATTACATGAAATTTACTAACAGGCTTCATTGGGAAATGGAGCGTAAGAGGTCTGTCTAGGCGGGTTGGCTGGAAGATTTCATTAGTACCATACACATCATCTTCAGAAGTGAATGTTGTGACTTGCAATAAGTCCATCAACATATTGGCATAAGGCACGATTCTTATCTCTGAACAGGGAGCTGGTTGTGTGAGCCTGAATTCGAGAACCATCTGTGCTCCCGCGCGCCCTTGTGTCTCTCCAGCTCCAATGCCACTTCCGATTGGAGCATTGACAGGACCACCAGTTAGCATGGTTCGCTTCCACCCAGAAGCAATCCCCTTCTGCAATAGGTTATTAACTCCAGTATCTTTGATGGTAAAGGCACCCGCGTTGGTGTTAACGACCTCAACGCTCATTCCATGACTATTCATCAAGGATTTCGATAGGGCTAATGACCCTTCATCTGAGTGAATCTGGGCATGATCAGAAAGACCAAAAGGCAATGATGATCTATCCGGAATAGACGTTAATTCATTATCTCTATTCAATTCGTTAACAAAAGACTCCAAATATGCATAATCATATGCTTGATTATCTGCAAGCAAGAAAGCAAAGTTGTTGACCATCTTCTCCATCATGAGCAACTCATCTTCTATTGCTTTCACATCAGAAGAAAGAACTGCCGTGTGACTACTCAGTAGTATGGCAATAGTATTTGATACATCAAATAATTCTTCTATTCGTTCATTAATATTACGCGAGTTGGATCCAACTGTCTGTGCCCTAATTAGGGTCTCAGATCGATGCTTATTCAGAACCAGTGAATGTGGGCTACTCCGTGCCTCCAACCGAGTCATAAGGGTGGAGAGTTGTTCTTTTCCGGTACGAGCTTCTTCTAATAAATCCCCAACACGCTCCTGCTTACGACTGGTCAAGGTATTCATGAAGCTGCTTAAATAAGGGCGCATATTACCAATCCTCGCCTTGTAATGTTTCCAACTTAAACCCAACACCTGCACCAATATTACGCTTAACCACTTCAACTATATCTTGTTCACTGAATTCTGCTCGTAATGCATTGGGCAATCTAATAACTATGTAACCCGACTTCTGATATGAGCTACCAGTCGCATAACCCACATCCCAATATGTCGAAGCATCATTGACAAGACGAGTGATCTCTTTCACGTTAGCACTATCGATGATACCTCCGCCTCTCTTCCTGGTATCCAGTATACCAAGACGAGCAATATCCAAAGCCGTTGATATATAAATAACACCAAGCTGGATGGCAAGCGGATCATACTCAGGGCGCATCGGATCAAAAACGCTAGGATCTAACGTAACTCTCAATGTTCTTTGCTGCAGAGATTCGGGGATAACCCTACCCGAATCATCTTTCACGTAATGGGGAACGATGTATACATATAGAGTCTCACCGATTAGATCCCGTGAATGGCCAGAGTATGCATTCAGATTGAGCATTAGATCTGCATCTTTCTTGAATGCATAATATCCAGCTGTTGTAGTGTAATCCACACGAAGTAACGAATTATCGTTCGATTGCAAACGCTGACGCAGAAATATTTCACCTGTTGCAGCCTTGTAATCTCTTATTTGACTAAACGGCACCTCTACCCATGGTGCGTTTTGATCTGCTCTTTGAGAGACTGTGAATACCGGTCGAACAGGATCAGACTGATTAGGATAAAGTGTTGGATATCTTGCAAGAAGTATTGGAGCCTGTCTCACTCTTATCAGATCATCATCAAGAATAATAGGTTGTTCGTTTACAACATCCATATTTGGTGGGCCAAAATTTCGGGAATAACCACCCATATCCGCTTCTGGTATCGAGTAGAAAGCCTGTACAGATATACCCTGATAATCTTTCAAGTAAGTGGTGATACCACCTTGCCAACGCTCTCTTGCCATAATCTCCCGGTTGAAACGACCAGGACGAACGGCAATAGGCCAAATATCTCTTGGCCCCAATCTGTCAGGTAATGACTCCAGTGTTATCTTAGAACCTGCACGAGTTTCAACACCATATACGGGCATAGCCCAACGATAAGGCAATCGTGGTGCATCATTATCATCTGGAATTATTTTCTCGACCATATTCTCATAGTCAGTAATCACTGCAATGTAAACATTATGCGGACCACGTAAGAGATACTCGACAAACGACATCTCTGGCTTCCCATCTGCAGAGAGGATGAATTCTTTCTTATTAAAATCATAAAATCCCATCTGAACAGATGAAGAGGTTCCACTGGTACCTAAAGCTAATTTAACATAATGTCTCTGAGCATCGTAATCACTTACCCCAGTAGGCATACCCGGGAAACCAACGGGCTTCTTCTTGATGTCGCACAGAAGTTTCATACCACCCCTCTTAGAGACCCAACCTGTTTCTTGTCCGGGATTTATAATACCATTCTCGTTCATCGAGTAGTACTCAAACCCAGCTAATGGGAATTGTTCTCCCTGAAGGATTTCTGCTCCAGTATTTGAAGTAATAGCTTGAGTAGTAAAATTAGCAAGTCCTGTGCTGCTTATGCTAGCAATAACATCCGGGTTGCCGACGGTTATGCCCGTAAACCTGATCTGATTCACACTGTGATAATTTGGCCAATTCGATGGTTGCATCTGTATTGATTTACTCTGTAAAGACTCTACCGCTGTATTGCCTGTTACTGTAAAAGTAATATCTTTCTGCTGATGGCTAACAACCATAGAAGATGGAATAGAGCTTGAAGTAGTCACACGAGTGTGCCCTCGGATATCGCGGAGACCAAATACACGAGCATCACCCCAACCGCTCGATTTATCCTGACCTACTCCAAGTGTCATTGTATTACCAAGATGTGGCCCAAAAGGAATATAGAGCCTTTCTCCATCTTTAGGCCTATAGGGTAGATACTTCAATTGGCTTCTAGTCAAATTAAAGTTATGCATATCTGTATTATCACCAATATGCACAGACCGAACCATAATGCTATTCGCATCTCCAGGCGCATAAGGTACTACAGTAATACCGCGCCAATTATAAGTTTCGGGAAAACGAATAGCGTATAACTCCCAGATGATACTAGGTCCACCGCTATACCACGAACGTTTAGCTATCCAATCATTATTGCTATTAGACATCCTGTGTGGCTGTAAATAGATGTGATCGGCAAACCATTTAGTGTAATCGTTGTTATTTATCGAACCAAGTTTCCCATTAGCAGCAAGCCTATGAACCTGAATACCAATTAGTGAATAAGTCTCAGCATCTACTACACCATCTTTCCATCGAGCTTGCATTTCCTCCTGAAAATCCATCACTCGCTGCCGGGTGTTTGAACCAAAATTACCATCAACCGCAAGCATGGAGCCATTGAAATATTTAGCACTCATAAAACGATTCAATGCTTCTTGCACAAACCGAACTCTATCGCCTGTATTGCCCTGTTGTAGCTTACCTTGAGGCCCCCAATACGGGAAGCAAAGGTGTCCAGGACCCCAGTCGTTGGTGTAGTAGTTACTGTCCGCCCATGGAGTAATACCAATTGGTTTACGATGCCCCTTGTGAGCTGGAGGCTCAGTTAAATTAACTCCCCATAACGTACCAGAGGTCAAAGGATCACCTCTTGAATCATCAGTAACAGCCTGCCAAGCATCCCACCAACTAATATCAATATCACTGGTTTTTGTTGTAGTTTCCACAGGAGTAGTTGTTGTGATACGTGTTGTCGCAATAGCAGTACCAGTTACCGTATAATTTGTTGTATTACGCTTGCCCATGTCTTCTGATGCCATATACGATACAGTAACTTGTCCACCATAGGGCTCTTCGGGAAACTCGCGATGCATATAAGTAACATCATCATCATACTCTGCTACACGACCAGTCCTACCTGTTTCATCCACCTCTTCCTTAACAATATGAGGTCCAAGTTCTGGTGGCACTGTAAACTTTGGAGTATATGCTTCAGTCCATGCTTGAGGATAACCAGATTCAATAACGGTTGAAGCAGTATCTACATAAGGATTAGTTATCTCTAATTCGTATGTTCTAGCAGTACCGTTAACACGCCATCTTGTAGCGGTATCATTCATAACCGGTTCAATAGCCTCGTCCATCAGCTCTTTGATGGTTTTATTAGAGAGACGACGCTTCCAAACTGGAGTAGAGTCTCCCACTTGGATATCGCGAGGCTCAATCAAAAAGCTATAATCCGCCTTCTCTTGTTCATCAAGCGTATCATCGCTGGCATTAATAGCCCAAGAAGCTCGCCAAGGAGTAGAGTACGACCATTCAGAAGTGAAAGTCTCCTGATCAGCAGAGTCAAGAGCCCTTGCACGAACAGCCAACAACGCTGAGTTGTAGAGCAGTTTCATTGCCCCATCAACACCTCGACCATTAATATCTTTGCTGTAGTTAGAATTACTGGCTAAAGTTGAACCCGTATTGCTAGATACAATACTGTTATTTTGATTATCCAAATACATATTACAAGTATGCAGATGACCAAAAGTGCTAAGTATCTTGTATCCTTTGCCGATTTTCTTAGCAATCGTTACAGCTCTATGTACATTTGATTCAGGCGCAACACGACACTCTAAGATGGTCGCATAACCTGAAGGCTTCTTATGAAAATTCTGAGAATACTTTCTATTACCAGACTGTGTATAGGAAACAAAGTAGATATTCTTTGTTGGATCAATTGCAGAGACAAAATCTGAAGTTTGATTCTGCATATACGCAATCATATTAGAAAGAGTATTCGCCAACTGTTGATGGCTAATTGTGTTCTGCAATCCAAAATATGTCCCTTGCGAAAAACCCCATCCAGGCAATGGAGTACCAATGCTGTTGGTGGCATCATTTTCAGCGTGATTTCGAATCCAGCCAAAATAACTGGTCCCATCGTCTTTGACTCGCTGAACCTGAGCTTCGAAATTGCCAGGAACTTGTAGACCCCGGTGACCATAAATATCAGTTATGCGTTGACGAATCTGTGCATCAGTTGTGTAGATAGCATCACCTGGCACAGGACCACGTTGTCCTGTTGGCCTAACAACCTGAAGTCCCGTGCTAGCAATACTGGCATAACCAATCATGATTCCGGCACGATTCATTCTTCGTAAAATGTCTGCCCACATTGAATTTGCTGAGACGTCAGTATAATGATTAATACTACCCGTTGGAATGGATGAGATGTCGACGAATTGTGCATCAACAGCACTATAGAAAGCATCTACAAAAGCAGCAACATGCACACGACGGGCTATCGTGTTGGGTTCAAACATGCCACCACTTCCACCACGTGCTATTCCCATTGCAGCCATAACTTCAATAGCTTCCCCATATGGCGTTCCTGCATTAACGTCCGGGAAAGCTCCGGTTCTGGGTAGAGGCATTTCAAATCCATCAATACCTTGACCTATTACGTATAGTGCACCCAAAACACCGGCCCTGGTTATGCCAAGGCTACCATTGTAATTATCTATCTGCATAGCTCCAACGAAGAGGCGTTCTTCTACATCGGTATCATAATCCCAACCCCCCAGAATGGCATTTGCATTCAATAGTGGGTGAATATCCTCACCCCATCGAGGGAAGTCTGCTCGAACCGGAGTAATTTGACTATTATTTGTGATAGTAGTTCTGCGCGATCCAGAGGTAGGATTGATACCCATGGTTGTCTGGCCACCAAAAGAGGTATAAGGATCAGCATAAGTATTTGTATCAATGAATACAGTTCCACCATAATTACTGACAAAATTATCTATCTTTGCTGAGTAGGGACTCAGATCAAAATTATGTCCAGGAGGAGACCAAATCAATACATCATATTGAGACAGATCTGCAGTATCGATATTAACAAACCAATAATCTCTGGTCTCTTTTTCCGCAGAACCATGATTGCTACGAGTAGGATTCTCGAACTCAATATGAGCAGCATTATAACGACTTCTCTGTAAATTGAGAAAAGCATAAGGAGACAACGATGGTGTACCCTTAGCCAAATCGCTATCTGTTACAAGAACTCCACACTTAATTTTATCGAAATTGCGACTGGGATCAACAGTCACACTCTGCT